TTACCTGTGCCACATATTGCGTATCCACCAGGTCCATCACCTTTTTCACATAAATTTACCCATTGTTCTCTATACCATCTATTCAATGGATTTTTTTGCTTTGACCTCTTATCTTTAAATTTTGATGTGTAACTTTTATCCTCTTTGGTTACCCCTAACGCGTCTGGTTTTTGTCCTTTACATACACCTGTTGCATACCCATTCGCATAAGCAGAAGGGTATACTTCAAATGTATGTTTTGCCGTGCAGTAACCTCTTGGACATAATTTTAATTTTTTATTATCGTATCTTTGTTGGGCTTTTTCTAAACAAGTATTGTAATCTTTATTATTTATTTTTTTTTTATTCTTAATTGGACTTTTTGTTTTTTTTATATTTTTAGGACATTTTATCTTTTCTAAACATTCTGTCCCTTTTCCTCTAGTTTTTATACATAATTTATCCTTTTTTATACAACTACCTTTTTTCCCTTCTTCTGGTCCAATAAAAACATAACCATCCCAACAAGGTCCAGGCTCATCACATATATTATAGCTCATATATATATATAATTTGATTTTAATTTTGAATCTTTTTTGAAATAAAATGAGCCTAAATAAGCCCGTTCAATTAGGACTATGTTGTATGAACATAACCTTAAAAAATACTGATAATCCTATATATGCTTCTAGAACTATGATTCAGAGAAAAATAAAAGAACTAGGATTAGATGAATTAAAATCAAGAATAATTAAAAACCTAATAGATTTAGAAAAAATGATAGAATGGAATGAACAGAATGGTATTAAAGTCTTTAGAATTTCTAGTGACCTATTTCCTCACAAGACTAACCCAGATGTTGAATCATATGATTATGATTTCGCAAAGCCATATCTAAAAAAAGCAGGTGATTTAGCAAAGAAATACAATCAAAGAATAACAATGCATCCAGGACAATATAATGTTGTTGGAACCCCTAATAAACAATCATTCAAAAAAACGATCGATGACTTATTATATCAGGCTACAATTTTAGACCTTATGGGTATGGATAATAATTCAGTTATGGTAGTTCATGGTGGTGGAATTTATGGTGATAAAGAATTGACAAAAGCAAGATGGTGTAAACAATTTTCTGAACTCCCTAAAACTGTTCAAAATAGGTTAGTTTTAGAAAACTGCGAAAAATGTTTTTCTATTAAAGATTGTTTGGATGTTTCTAAAAAAATTAATATTCCAGTAGTATTTGATACCCACCATTATGAATGTTATAAACAACTACATCCCGATGAACAATTTTTAGAACCGGTTAACTACATTAAAGATATATTGGAAACTTGGGAAAAGAGAATGATTAAACCTAAATTCCATGTTTCTGAACAAGGGTCTGGTAGATGTGGACATCATTCTGACTATATTGAAATTTTACCAGAATACTTGCTTGAAATTCCAAAAAAATATAATGTAAATATAGATATTATGATTGAAGCAAAAAAAAAAGAGCTATCTATATTTAAATTATATAAAAAATATCCTTTCTTAAATTGTAAAAAAAAGAAAATAGTTTTTAAAAAAAGATAATAGTTTTAATGAATAAAACTATTGTTTGTTTTCTTTTTAACCAAATGTATTATTTTCAATATTAATGACATATTGTCGATTGATAAAATTTCCATAGTTTTGGGGATAATGTTCTTTTACAAACTCATCCATATGTCTATCATTCATAGAGGAATTACATAGACTACATATTGGAATTATATTATCTACCGTATTACTTCCACCTTTCGACTTTGCTAATATATGTCCAGCATGAAAATTAAGTTGTGCTATTTCAGTAGTTCTACAACAGATACATCTAATAGCTCCTATTTCTTTTCCTATATATCTATTCCAAGAATCAATTCTTACTTTTTTTGGTATTTTATTTCTAAATTTAATAGCATTGGTTTTTTCCTGTTTTCCAGTATGTTCATAAATTATTTGTTTAACCCACCCATACCCAAAATCATCATCTTTGAATGGAAACATTCCCAAATATAAACCCACTTCTTGACATTTTAATTCTATTTTAGATTGGTCTTTAAAGGATTTAGAAGCAGGGAAGCTATGAAATGGCCATTGTTTCAGTCGGTCATTGAAATCTTCAAGAATTTTTTTAAGTTTTATAGGCGTTTCTATATTGAGTTTTTGTGTCAGAACACCTAATGATTCCTGAAAATTATTTTTATTAATATGTGGTCTTCTAACTTTTCTTGTTAAAGACCATATATTATTGTATTTATTGAAAAAATCTTGTGCAACTATTTGAGGAATATTTCGGTCTATATTATCTGGAAAATTAGGTAATTCAGTATTTTTGTTAATAAGATTAAAATTTATTTTTAAGTCTTCTATAGTTTCAACTATTATTAATTCTATTAATACTTCTATTTTTTCATAACCTTTATTTGTTAAATTTTTAATCGCATTGAATCTATGTTGTCCATCAACTAGATAAAATAGTTTATTCTGTAAATTATAATGTATATTAATTAGTCCTAGAAAATTAAATTTATTGTGTTTTTTAAAATACGACTCTTGATATTCCATTATTTCTTCAATCTTTTGTTGACAAGTGATACGTTGTTCATTTGGAATTAAGATATCATAATCTAACAAACTTTTATTATTAATTTTACCAATTATTTTGGTGTTATCAACAATCAATTTATCTGTAAATTTTTCTTGCATTTTATTATTTAAAATAATATTAATTTTCAAATCAATTTTAAGTTGATTTGAAAAATTATAACATATGTTATAACATATTAAAAGTGTTGTAAACTATTATTTTTTCTTTAATAAATCTCTTGGGGATATACCCCATCTATCTTTAATATCCTGATCAGCGCCATTTTCTATAAGAAAATCTTTTAATTGTAGGTGATTCTCTTCTATTGCTAAATGTAGTCCAGTTCTACTATCGTAGTCAGTAAAATTTATATCACAGCCTTTTGATATACATTCTTTAACTATATCGAAATTGTTTGAATGACATCCATCTAATAATAAAAATCCTAAAATTTTAATATTATTAAAATCATTTCTTCTAATAGAAAGTAAATTATCTGATTTTATATCCTCATATTTATGTATCTTTATTTTTTTACTTAACATTTTAAAAAACTCTATACCCCTAAAACTATTTCCATTTTTGTCTAATTTAGGGGAATAAACTGCTATACCACACAATCCTGGTATTACAGCATAAATTATCCCAGATACCCCACTCTTTGCAGGTATTCCTATCTCATAATTCCATTCACCACTGTAATCATACATACCACAACTTGACATAATTGATAAGATATTTTTAACTGAATTTCCAGAAAAAATAATGTCATGACTCCAGGGATGGACTCCACCATTTGCTAATGTTGAAGCTACTAAACCAACTCCCAACAAATCTAACTCTATACTACAGAATTGAAAATACAATTCCAAATTTGTTTTTAAGTCGTTTATTCCCCATTTTCTATTTATCTTATTAGATATTGTCTTGTCTTTTCCTAAAAACGATTCATTTTCCTGCATCATATAACCTAAACAATAATTTCTATCAGCTGAATCTTTTTCACTAAGATATACCGAGTTATTGAAAGATAAATATGTTCCACAAACTAAACGTTTCCAATAATTATAAACTTCCTCAAATCTTTCGGAAATTGGCTTATCATTCGACAATAAACTTGTAGTCATTATTGCACCCGAATTTATTAGAGGATTGTGTGGTAATCCTTCATGGTCTAAACACAATTCATTAAAATTACGGCCACTGGGTTCTTTTCCTACATAATTGTGAACAGTGTCTTTGTTATATTTTTCTAAAGCAATTCCATAGCTTATGGGTTTTGAACATGACTGTATACAAAATTTTTGTTTTATATCTCCAACTTCAATAACCTGTCCATCTACAGTTGTCAATGTTATTCCGAATAATTCATCATTGACATTTTTTAATTGTGGTATATAATCTGCTACATCACCTTGATTATTAGGCTTAACTACGTTATAAATTTCTTCTATTATATTTTTTAAATCTTTGAAATTTGTAACTTCTAGTAAACCCTTATTGTATTTATCAATAAAAGCGTTGTTTTCAATATTATCTTTAAATCTCAAATCATGCTTATGAATTCCTAGACCAGATAATTCTTCAAAATCCATTTTAAACTGTATAAATATATATATAATTTTAAGTCAATACTAAAATTAATTATTTTCTCCAATAATAAAGAGATTTTATGTGGACATATACTAAATTTAAAAATGTTTTGTTTTCTCCATTATAGTTTAACTTGTGTTTTTTACAAAAGGGTATCAATATATCTTTTGTTAACCTGGGATAATAATAATAATTAATACTAGGAAATAAATGATGAATTGTTTGGTGATTTAATCCATGGGTTATAAAATTAGTTAATTTAGAACCTACATTATAATCTGTTGTAGATGACAGTTGTTGTTCTAAAAATGAATTATTATTACGATAATTGTCTGTTAAATAATATAAATTATGACTGACTGTAAATGTTATACTTAGATAAAATCCACATACTAACTGAGCAATTAATAAATAGTATATACTCTTAAATTTGTAAGATAGATAAATATATAAACAAAAAATAGTTTTAGCTAGATAATAATAGTTTGAATGCATGGGTTCATAACTCATTTCACTTTTGTATCGAAATCCTAATAAATTTGCAACACTAAATAATGTATATAATATAAAAGTATAGAACATCTGATATTTATGTTGTTTTTTAACAATCATATTATGTGATAGTCTAAAAGGGGCTTTTACATCAGGGTCTTTATCTAAATCATTTGTATGCATATGATGTAAATTGTGTTTTGATTGCCAAGATTGATTTGATGAAAAAACTTCGTTTATAAAAGTAAACAAATATCTTTTTAAATTATTTCTAGTCGTTAATGCACCATGATTACAATCATGTATAGTTCTTGTTATCATAAATGTAAAACTTATACCATGTAATATACTATATAACAACGTATTATTTATTAGCATCATATAATATGTTATTAAAGTAGTCACTATGAATAGTATTATTTCTATATCAAATAATAAGATATCCCGTGCCTTTAAATTTTTAGTTTTCATATAATTTTCTATTTCTAATTTCAATTTATAATAAGTCGAATCATTACGTAAAACTACGTCTTCATTTATTAAACTTCCTAGATAATATTTTGAATAAAAATCACTATTAGGATTTAGCATGTTTTTAACATAACTAGGATGTGTTGATATAAACAAATTAGTTGCATCTAACCCCGCCACAGATAAAGGAATAAATCCACCAGGATGTTCATTAGATATAAACTCTGTTATATCAAACACTTTATTGTATAATATTATCCAACAATCATTTAATTTATTGTGTTTCAAAATTTCTTTTTGCGTGTAGCTGTTCATTACTTATCTTTATATTTAAATTTGAAAAATTAACTTTAAAATATAAGATTATTATAGTTATGAAAACCCTATATATAGACAATTATACATATAGGATAGGTGCTAATGCAAAAGAAAATGACCAACTTATTGAAAGTTCTGATAAATTAGATACATGGTTCCATTTAGATGATTTACCTAGTTGTCATGGTATAATTAATTGCCCAATAGACAAATTATCTAAACAAATTATTTATTTATGCGCAATCAATATAAAAAAAAATTCAAAATTCAAAAAAATATGTAATGTAAAGGTTGTTTATACACAAATAGAAAATATTAAAAAAACAGACAAATTAGGTGAAGTCCAATTATTAAAAAAATGTAAAACTATATTAGTATAAATATTAAATTTTTTTTTTGATAATAAATTTACTCCCTTTTTTGAAATAGTTAATATAGTTTTCATAATTATTATGCGAACACAATGGTTTAACATATCTAGGTAGGTCATTTAAACCTAAGGATAAATATCTTTTTCTTAATCTATCTTTTTTTGTTTTTTGTTCTTCATTTGAAACCTCTAATAGTTGTATATCATCTTCAAAAATTTTCTTATCATTAAAATTATTTGAATATTCAATAGAATCTTGATAATATTTAATTAAATCTTGGTGTCTTTTATCAATAGATATTTTAAATGGTAAAGACATGTATCTGTAAAAATTACCATACCCTGTTAGTCCTAGTAATCCATCAGTAAGCGTCCTAAATGTAAAATTAATTCTTTTACAACTGTTTCCACGCTTCCCAACAGGTTTAGCCCGATGTCGGTGATTACTGAAAAATATCAGAGAATTATGTTCTAATAGATTTTTTTCCCAAGTCCCCGATTCTTCATTATAGAGTTCGAAATTACGTAGAATTTTAGGAACGTCATCTATATACAAGGTTAAACTAGCAATGATAGAAGCTACTGGCTTTCCAGCTTTATCTAGTTCGTTAAATTCTAACCAACGTTCATCATCACGGTGGTCAGAAATTCTATGGGAATCTTCTGTGTAATAATTACATACTACAACATTAAACATATTGTCAACATTTATAGCATTTCTACCATATTTTTCTTTAACAATTTCTCTTAATTTTAATATTAATTGGGCCGTGTATTTTGGTATAGACCTCATTTTGTAATGGGCTGAAGATGATTTATAACACTGAAATAATGGATATGAAACATTTTGAGGAAAACCAGCTTTTTTTGTTAAATAAATAGTTTCTTTAATTTTTTTGATACTTGAACCATCACCCAAAACACACACATTTCTGGGTGGATGATTCCCTGGAATACCTGCTGGAGGTTTACACCAAGGAATTTTTAAAGATTCATCTATTACATTTTGGAGTAGTTCTGAATTCATAGCATCTTTGATGTAGTGGACTTGGTTCATTTTCTGATTCAAAAAAAAATCTTATACAAAATCAAAATTTTAATCTACAAATATTTTTGTTTTTGCAATAGTTAAAAAATGAATATAATCACGAATATAAAGTTAGGCTATAGACTATAATTTGTTATAGAATTAAAGTTATAAATCAAACAATAAAAAATTGATTTAAAATTGATTTAAAATAACCCTGATATTAAGCTTCATAATAATACAATGTCTGAGAAAGAAGGAGAAACGTGTTCTATGTGTGGTTTATCTTTTGAACCAGATAAACACCACTATTTTTGTAATGAATGTTCAAAATCAACTATTACTTTATGGACGTGTGAAAGATGCTATAATACATGGAGTCCAGATTACTGTGCAGAAAAGTGTTATTCTGATTGTTGTCATCCTATGATGGAAGGTTCAGATGTTGATATAGATTCAATTAAATATTGTAGCAAAACTGGGGATACTGTTTGGAATAGTGATAAATCCTGTAGAGACTGCGATAAATATGAAGAAAAGTGTGACTTGGTTTTGAAGGCATATACATCCAGTAAATGTAAATTAATGGACTATTGTTAATTAAATTTAATAAGTTTATTTTGTTAATTTTAAACTATAACTAATTGGATATCTTATTTTATATATATATATATATATAATGTATGATAAAATTATTCATCCTATAACTAAAAAAAAAATAGATATAAATACAAAAAAAGGTTTTAATTTACTCAATAGCTACATTTTTTATCTAAAAGGTGGAAGTTCTAGTGAAAATGATGCATTTTTTGATTTAATTGCGAATTTTCAGTCTGATGAAACAAGAATGTTAGACCAAAGAGCTACTGCGCCTCAAAATGTTCATTCGATACAAAAAGTATTAAAACCAAAAATTACAAAACCAATAAATTATAATGTTAATCTTAATAAATGTCATGACAAAACATCTAAACTTTTAGGTACAGGTAATTATAAATCTGCGTATAAAACCAACTGTGATACGTCTTTATGGAAGCCTGAAAGTGAATTTTCAGAATCATTTACACAAGAAGATTGTAATAATAGTGCTATTTTATTAACACAAGAAAAAGATAAAGAATTCTTTAAGGAAATAGATATTCAAAAAAAATTTAAAAATCCTAAAATATATAGATATGGAAAATGTTTAGATGACAGAAAGAGGAACTATAAAATTGAAGATTTATATGACTCTGACCTTTTTACTTGGCTTGAAGAAAATATGGATGATAATTTAAATATTTTTTTAGAAGAACAAAAACCTTTATTGAATAATTTTAAAGAAAAATTTATGACTGTTTTAGAACAAGTAAAACATTTGCATCAAGAAAATCTAGCACATCTAGATATCAAACCTGAAAATATAATGATTAAATATAACAAATCTAATAATTTAATAAATAAAATGGCATTATCTGATTATGGACTAGTTAAAAATGTTCCTTATACAGGCTCATTAGTTGGAACTCCTGTATATATAGACCCAGCTGTTCCAATGGATGCACTGTTTGCACTTACTAAAAAATCAGATATATATTCATTAGGTATAACACTATTAGTAAGTTTAACCTTTAATTTTGGAACATTTAATTTGGATCCTTATAATAATATTTATGAAGAATTAGATAAATTACGAAAAAGATGTAATACTAGTAACATGTCAAAACAAAAATGGATTAAACAAAAATTATTACCATATATAGCAATACCTTTTATGGATAACAATCAAAAATTTTTAGACTTAATCTACAACATGGTCATATGTCCCAGAAGTAAACGATATAAAATACAACAGGTAATTGACCATCCTTGGTTTAAAAAAAATTAAAAAAATTTTAGATGTCTATTTCAAGATTTAATATTATATTCCCAAATAATATTAAATCTATGATATTAAATATTTTTTATTTCACTAAAATATTACAGTGGGTGCATTAATCTAGTCATTTTTACTAATTTATATGAATGATAAATTATGGTTGAAATTCCCAGTAAAAATATTAAATTACCTAATTCACTACCTAATTTTATTTTTTTTATATTGGTAATATACCATATGTATATTAATAAAGGAGCAAATATTAAGATATGTATAATATATATTACTCTATGGTCGTTTAACATATTATATTATTGTAATAGATTTAAAATAGTTATATTAAAATAAATATATATATTAGATGAATATTTTAAAAAATATCTATACCAAACATAAGCTATTAATAATTATTTTAGTCTTAATATCAATTTATGGACTAACTAATGCAAAATATATTAAAGATTATACAACGGACTATATAAATAAAAATTTTTATAGATTAAAAAATAATCCAATAGCAATACCTTTACAGTCAGTTAATAATAAAAAAGGTAATCTAATAACTAATAGTGTAAAAGGATTAGTAGAGTTTTTAACTAAATTATTTAAATCATTTATTGGATTGTTTTTAAAACCATTTTATTTTTTTTTTAATATTATTAAAAAAACCTTATTTACTATAAAAAATACATTAGATAAATTTAGAATTATGGCAAAAACGATGCGAGAATTATTTCAAAAAACAGTTGAAAACACTGCGAATCGATTAGATAATTCCTATTCGGCTATGTTATATTTGCAAGAAAAAATTAAACTATTGATTAAAAAACAAAGCGCAGTATTTACTTTATTTAACCAATTTGCTATATCGTTAAAATTCGTATTAGCCAGTTTTACAGAAGGACCTATACCAAGAATCGCCAAATTTTTAAAAACATATGCTATTCTTATGTTTTCATTTATAGGATTTTGTTTGGCTTGTTTAGTCGGTGGACCCTTTACAAAACTAATTGCTTGTCCTGTTTGTGCTTTATGTTTTGATAAAGACACTAGAGTCCAAATATCAGAAACGCAATCAAAACTGATTAAAGATATAAATTTATTAGATAAGATATATAAAGGTGGGAAAGTAATAGGTTTAATAAAGGTTAGACCACCGCCTTATATGTATGATTATAACGGAGTGATTGTTTCTGGTTCTCATTTAGTTTTTGATAAAAATATTTGGAAAAGGGTTGACGATACGGATGCGATAAAAATTAAATACGATGTAAATAAAGATATATATTGTTTAATTACTGAAAACAATAAAATTGTATCTGGAAATCATTTATTTTCAGATTATTCCGAAACAAATAATCAAACTATAATTAGAAAAATAAATTCATTGACAATAAACTCACTAAATATGACAGAAAATTATTATCAAAACGATAAATCTCATATATACAATTGGGGGTTTACAGGAGATACTGAAATTTTAATTAATGGTATTAGGAAAAAAATAATTAATATAAGACAGGGTGATTATTTAAAAGAAAGTTTTGTAATAGGATTGATAGTTTTAGATGGGAGCGATAAAATATTGTATAAGTATAAAGGATTAAAAGTATGTGGGACTCAATTGGTTTATGAAAACAAAAAATGGATTCGAGTATTTGAATCTACACAATCTAAAAAATTAAAAGAAACACAGCCATTTATTTATCATGTAATAACTAATAATAATAAATTATGGATTGATGAAATATTGTTTACAGATTTTTGCCAAACACATGACAAAACAATTAATGATAATATCGATAAAATACTATTGGAATCAAATAATTTATATAAAATTTAATCAGATGATTCGACCTCTTCTAAATAAGTTTTATAAAATTGTTCTGCTGCTTCTACACCATGGTCAAATCCATCTTTTATAATTTCAGGTGTAAAATTCATAAAAGAACATTTCATAGTATTTGTTATTGGAATACAACGGCCTTCTTTTACATAATTTATTATATTTAATGAATTTAAAGAATTAAATCTAGTAATATCTATTAAACTTGCTAAATATACTAATATATTTGAACATGTAGGCTCTAAATATTGAACTACTTCTTGATCAAATCCCACAATTATTATTAGATCTGCTTTAGAAGTTAAAATATAATTAGTAGGATATGTTTCTAGTAAACCACCATCAGTATATAATATATCATTAATTTTTATTGGATTTGATATTATCCAAGGCGATGCTGATGCAGTAACATATTGAAATAATTTTTCTGTTTTACCATTAATGTATTCTATTTTAGCATCTTTTATATTTGTAACTACACATGAATATTTTTCTAAAGTATCTGAATCTATGTTTCCAAGATTTTCTGATAAGTTTTTTTCTAACAATTCAGTGAGCCTATCATTACTATATAATCCATTATTATAAAATCCTGCATATAAATTATATAATTGTCCTAAAATTGGATTAGTTGACCACTTAGAAAAAAAATCATTTATATTTTTAATTGATAGCCATATATCTTTCAATAAATCTGTTCTATTTAAAATTGTAGCTACACCATTTATAGCTCCAACAGAAGTTCCATCTATTTTATATGTTTCAAATGTATCTGGATAATCTGTAAATAATTTATGTAAAAATCCAGCTTGAAAACTACCTCTTACACCTCCTCCAGGTAATATAAAATGAATTTTTTTTTTTCCAGGCATAATATATTATTTATATATATTTTTAAATTAATATATATTTATTTATATTATTTAATGGAACAGTATATAATTTTTGATATAAATATCGAAAAAGTTAAAAAAAAAAACTATAAATTAGATATAGATTACTGTAGTTCTAATTTAAACGAAATTTCAGTATATACAGAATCTCAAGAATATAAAAAAATTAAAAATGATGGATTCAATATTGAAAAAGTAAAAAATGAAGTTATTGTTAGTCAAAAAAATAATTTAAAAACTAAATTAGGAAGTTATCATCATCAAAAAGATTTAAAAAACTTTATCTTAAATTTAAAACGCAAGTATAATTATATATTTGATTATGAAATAATAGGTAAAACTAAAGAAAATAGAGAAATATTTATGACACAAGTTACATTATTTAAAAATACCAAATATAAACCTGTATTTTTATTAATAGCAAATATTCATGGTGATGAAACAATAGGTAGAGAAATATCATTATATCTAATGAACTATTTATGTGTCGAATACAACAGGAATCCTGATATAAAAAAAATAGTTGATAATTTTCGGATATATATATTACCGTCATTAAATCCAGATGGTTTTGAGAGAAAGCTTTTTGGTAGATGGTCTCCCTCAAGATATAATAGTAATGGTATAGATTTAAATAGAAACTTTCCAGACCAATTTAAAACAAATAATATTCAACGCGAATTAGAGGTTGAGGCTATAATGAATTGGTCAAAAAAAAATCAAGTTCATCTATCTTTATCAATACATGGAGGAACTTTGGTCGTCAATTATCCATATGATGGTCCTAAAACAGGAGTTTATAGTAAATGTCCTCATGATAATTATTTTAAATATTTATCAAAAGAATACATAAAATATAATTCAGAATTAAAAAAATCAAACTTTAAAAACTCAATGACAAATGGTTCAGAATGGTATGCTGTGTTCGGAGGAATGCAGGATTGGCGATATGTTTACAAAGATGGTTATGAATTAACATTAGAACTATCTAAAAAAAAAGTTGTAAAAGAAGAAGACATTTATAAATATTGGCTCTATAATAGAAATTCTTTAATTAATTATTTGAAATTATTACATACTGGATTAGAAGGTCTATTAACTTTGAAAGATATAAAAGAAAAAGTAATATTAAAAAATTTAGATGATAATTATATTACTAAGATTAAACCAAATAAATATTTTTTTGAACCACTTAAACCAGGTAATTATAAAATTATATATCAAAATATTAATCGGACATTTTATATCGAAAAAAATATAAGATATAAACTTTTTTTCAATGAATCTTCAGATAAAAGTTTTCAATTGACAAAAAACATTTTAAAAAGTTCTTTTAATAGAAAAAATAAATGTGTTATATTATAAATATCTATGTAAATATTATAATGTCTAGTTGTAAAGATGATAATACTAATTTAGATGATAATTTTACACGTTTTGCAAAAACATTATTAAAATCCTTTGTCTTAGTAACCAGTATTTTATTTTTGATTGTATTAAAAAAGCAAAACTTAACTGATAATGCTACTTTGTTTAATTTTGCGCTATTTATTGTCCTATCTACTGTTATTTTTTCAATAATAGGTTTAATTGATAGTTATTTATTTAATAATATAGCTATTGGTATGGGTATAGCTATAGGCACAACAATTATGAAATTTTAATACAAATATTTTGTTGATACATTATCGTGTCTGGTATCTTCATGTAATTGATTGCCTATTAGACTTAATTTTTTGATAACTTTATTTAATTCTGGTGTAGAATCGTTAATCACTCCTAATTGAATTTTTTTTTTTGTTACTGGTTTTCTTGGGTAATCCATAAATTTTTCAAGGCAACATATAAAATAGATTTGAGCTAATAATAATATTGATAATATTAAAAATTTATTCATTTAATACTATTAATATAGAAATTTTTAGAACAATAAATTTTTTTTTTTGGGTTGTAAATTATATGTGTAATTTTGAGTTTTATTAAAATTTTTTTTTGAACGATTAGTATTAATTATATCAAGATAATCTGATATATGTTTATAATCTATCTCATTTAGTGGTTCTAAATGATTAATCTTACTTTTAAAATTGTTTAGTTTAAAATTATCTACTAAATTATTTATTTTATATGTTAAATTTTTGGAATGTTTATTAATGAGATATTTATCTTTGTATTTAAAATCAGATTTTTCTGGTAAAACATATTTTATTTCTATAGGCTGTGCTTCATCTATATTTTGAATATTTTTATAATATTTTTTCTTTATTGTTATATACAATTCATTTATTTGTGCGGCTTCCATATCTATATTATAAAATATTATCTCATCTTTTGTTGAAAAGTATTTTATGTCTTCATCAACGAGTTTAATATTTTCTAATATTTGATAACGTTTAAATTTGTTTCTAACTATATCTTCTAAAAAATTATTAAAAAATATATCAAATAAATTATTTTTACTAGAATTAATTGTATAAATATTATATTTACATTTGAAATATTTGTTTTTAACAATATTCTCAATTAAATTGTTTACAACAACAACGGTTTTTTGAATTTGTTCTAGTTTTTCTTGTATAATAATATCTGTTTTACTATCTGCATTGATCGTTGTATAAAGATTATCAAAAAATAATTCTATATTTTTAATATTATCTTCAGGGGTTATACTCACTGATTCAAGATATTCTTTTAATTTAATATTATCTTTAATTATATTTAAATATTTAGGTTCATATTTTAACCACATCTTATTAAATAAGTTCACTTCTGTTTCTTTTATAAGTAATTCTTTATCTTGTTCAGAGGTTAAATTATTACATTTTTCTGCATTTATAATATTATATTCTGGAATTTCATTATATGTAATTATTTTATTAAATTCTTCTTGAGTTATTATAATATTTTTAGCTATAAAACTAAATAATTTTTCAATTAAATAATAAACAGTGATTCTTTTTTGTGTTATAGTTTTTCCTTTAGAATTTAATTGAGTTTTAATATATTCTTTGAGTCCAATGTTTTCCGTTAATTGTAAAAAAGATGCTATTGTTTTTTTTATTTTTGTGTATATATTTTGTTTATAATTAATCTGTTTGATATATTTTATCCGATCATCTATAAAATCTGATTCATATAGTTTTGGTTTAATTTCTTCTATATAGTTACCTATATCATTGTAAATTATTGAATCTATTAAATAATCACCATTTTTTTTAGTATTTATTTTAAAAGCAGTATGTAAATCCAATACAGAAGCATCTTCAAGTAAAACAGCAATAATATGTTTATTAGAATTCATTAAATTTCTTATTGGCGTATTATGTAACAAATTATCAGATAACTTAACAATTTCAAAATAATTTTTAATACTATGCTCATAATCTATAATTTTATAATTATTTGTTTTTTCAATTAAATCTATATTTAAATATTGGCTAGTTTTTTCCCTATCAATTAAATCATATTTTATGGATTCAATTGTTAAAAGTAAACCATTTTTTAATATTATACCTTTTAAATAATCATTATTCATATAAAATTTATTAATTTCCTTTGAAGGGTCTGAATATAATATCCTAATTTTGTTTAAAATTTCTATTACTTGATATAGGTTATTTTTTTTTTTATAAAAATATATGTTAGAATATTTAGTATAATTACTTATTTTTTTATCAATATTTTCTAAATTGTCATTATTAGATATATTATTATAATCAATGTCATCTAGAATTGTTTTTTCTGTTTGTTTTGTAGGTATTATATGTCCAGTATGTAATTTAAGTGATACAACTTTATCATCCGAATTAATAATTTTTTCTATAGGTTTAATATTATATTCTAATAATTCAGATAATTTAGTTAAATTTAGTGTCATATGATTGGCATAAATTAAATGTTTTAATTCATGAATATACAAATAATGTTTGTTTATTTCTAATGGTTGTCTTGTTAATGCAGATGGTTTACATGGTATTATAGTTAAGTTTTTTGTTAATATACCTATAATTTTATTTTGTATATTTAATATATATCTACTTATTTTATAATCATCTAAATTTTTATTAATTTCAATTTGAGTTTTTTTATCGGCAGTTTGTAAATCTGCATTTAATTTTTGCTTCAGCATTTTAATTTTATTTAACAATTCTTTGATTGATAAACTTTGTGAAAGTTTAATATTTTGTGAATTAACATTAAGTAACAAATTTTGTGTAATATTATTTTGTTCTATGCATTGTTTAATATTGTCATAAAAAAATTCAATGTTTGATTGTTCTTTTTCAAATATTTTAATAGGATAATTACTTTTTTTATATAAAAAAATTGGTTCAAACGTATCATTTATCTTCAAAACTATAGATATCGCAGATGTATTACTATACCAATCTGTATTCATAAAGTAAGGACACTGTAATTCATAAGTATTATTCTCCTTTTGTTCTAAAATTACTAAAATCAATCCATTTCTAAATAACCATGACTGAGGACGTGTTAAAAAATCATAGAAGTATATCCAATTTTTTTTTTCGTCCGATAATATATATTCTAGGTAATTTTGATAAGGTGTAATCGTTTCTATATCGTCTATAAATTTTTCTTCTAAATTGCCTAGATTCAAAGTTTTAAATTCGTATTCTGTTATGTTATTTATCATTAAATTTATTATTTCCTCATCTGCATTTTCAAAAAGTTCATCATATTTTAAGGAAGCTATTAAAGAAAAAAAACTATTATGGGATTGTTTAATTCCTAATCTTAAATAATATGTTGATTTTAAATTCAATGCTCCTGTTTTATAATCTTCTTCATTTAAATTAAAATATAGAGATAATTGTTTAGGTAGTAATCCTAACCTATTTTGTTCTAAACTTTTATCAGAACCTTGTATATAATCATTTAATTCATTTATATCTTCATATTCATTACTAAAAACTGAGGCTATATTTTTACTATTACCTTGAAAGCAACATGGGACTGCAAGACCATCTGGATGCACATTTGATTTGAGAAAGCCAGGATAACTGTAGCGAGTTTTTTTATTTAATGAGTCTTCAAGTAATAAACTAGCAACCGATGAAACGTTTTTCATATTTTTAACTACACCCCTACCTTTGTATGTAGGTCCAAAAAAAATAATATCTTTTCCAGTCGTTTTATCTATTCTCCATATTTTAGAAGATTCAAAGTCTGTTTTAAGATAATTTGTTCCATATAACCTTTTGCCTTCTGATGGTTCTAAATCATATCCTAAACCTTTAAATTTTAAATCACTTATATTCAAAGAAATTCTATCTTGTAAATCCCAAATTTTAGGACATATATACCAATTTTGATTTTCATGAGAACTACCCCACTTTATAGCTGAACATTTTGTTTTTATATTAAATTTATCTTTAGGAGTTTCATTGGAACATTCAATATCACTATTAAATTCATAATAAGATTTTGGAAAATGCTTATCAATATAGTCTTTTTTTTCATCATTTAAAATTATAGGATATCTACCATTTTGACATATTTTTGAATATCTTTTTCCATTTAATGATATCCAATCAAATAATTTATTGTCATTGTCATATAATGCTTTTAAAATAGGATTTTTGGTTTCACTTTGAATTAATTCAAAATCACTTATTTTACCCATCGTATCTTCTAATTCTATTTTTTCTACAACAGGTTTAACTGAATCAAATATTGGGGTTTCATCTAATTCATCTTCGTCATCAGATGAATCTGAATCATCCAATAAATTAGATAAATCATCATCATAATTACTTGTCAATGTTACTGTTTCATCTTGGTCTAATTTAGTGCTTGTTTCTATAATTTTTTTATTAATTTTTTCTGAATCAGAAATATTTATATAATCAGAGTATGTGTCAATAAAATTTCTATTTGATTCTTTATCTTCTATAGCTAAATAAGTTTTAAAAAATATAGTTAAAAAGGCTTTAATGTCATCTAATTCCTTTACTGATTTAAAGCCATCCACATATACTTTAAAATAATTATTGGTTTTATCATTAGTAGGTTCTAAATAGTGAATTTTAATATTTATACCTATTTGAAACTGTTTATTAGATAATTTAGAAATTGTATCAACACTTGTTATAGAACTTATATTTAAAACTTCTGCTATTATAGATTTTGCTTTCTCAATAGGAATATCATATTGTCTGATAACCCTATTAAATATAACATTTTTATCTAAATTTCTTAATTTATATATAAGTTGTTTTAAAGGAGGAACATCGTTAAAATCAGATATACGCTTATAAACTATATTAATAGTTTTTCTATAATTAAGGTCACCTTTTACTCTAATAAATTTATTATCTATATTATTTAAAACTTTATCTCCTCTCTTTAAATCTTTCAGTGTAATATCATATCTATCGTTTTCTAATACATTTTTAATTGTTCCTTCTAACCATATATTACCATCTTCGCCTTGACTTAAATATTCTATATTTTGATTTTCATAAAATAATTCATTTATAAATGATATATAAGGGAAAAAAGTTGTTACTAAATCTTTGATTTTATCATATTCTAGAACAATACTATTGTTAATACCTATATTTAAAAGTAAATTATTGTAAGTTATTTCGGAATTGTAAAAATTTGTATTAAGTTTATAAACATTTTTATCTATTGGTAATATAATATTAGTATATGTTTTAAAATATTCAATATTTTTTAATATATCAATAAAACTATTAAATTTTTCTATTGCTTTATAAGTAATATCATTATTTATAATATAATTTTGATTTGCAAAATTAATCTTTAGGTCTAATAAACCTTTTTTTGATATTTCTATATCACCATATAATGTTTCATAATTATAAAATTCAATTACATCGTTTATCTCATAGTCCTCTTTTTTCACTTTTATCTGTTCTAAATTAACTGTTACTAAATTTTCAGATTGTAACTCTAATGATATTAACTCGTCTTCAAAATAATTTTTCTTTACTATAGTTCCTATATTTTCATCAGTTCCTATTAAATCTAATAATTTCAGTTTATAGTTAATAGATTTTGGTAATCCTTTTATTGGACTAAATATTTCATTTGAAAATTCGTACGTATTATTATTAATCCAATTAATTAATTGATTTTTTGAAATAATATATTTATCATTCTTAAATTTTGTTATATTTTTGTAAATTTTATAGACGATTTCTTTTGTGTTGGGGTCTTTTAATTTAACAAAAGGAACATCATAAGATAATCTAATATCATTAAATAAACTAACTATATCAATATCAATAGGTAAATTCAAATCATAACCTATTGTTAATTGGATCATTTTTTTATTTTTTATAACTACATCTATATCAGTGAAATATTTTAGTCTATCATCTATTATTGAATAAATATCAGTTTTTGCATCAATAACTTTAGTGTATAGTTCTGAATTTTTTATATATGATGTATCTGTGACTTTAGTGTTTAAGAATTCAATATGATTTTCATAATTTATTTTAGGAAAATATTTAGAGATAAACCCTTGAAAATATTTAATAGAATCAAGTGATTCTTCTAAATCAAATATATTTTTGTCTAAAATATATTGATGTATATTCTTGAAATTATATATATATATTTCATTATTTTTAATATTACCTATTGAATTTAAAATTTTATTGTTATAGGACTCATCTAAGTTATGTTTAATTTCATTTAAATTAGTATCATATCCAGTATAATTAGGGTCCAAATAGTTTAATATATAATTATTAATATAGATATTTGTTAAATTATATGTAAAATAATGATGTCCTAATATTGGATTTGTAATATAATCATTAATATACAATTTTAATTTATTATCAGTTTTTATATCGTCTATCTTTAAATTAGTTATATCTGATAGATATTTTTCGAAAAATTCATCTAAATCAGATTTAGTATAACCATAAGATAAAAGCTCAAATTTAATATTTTCATAGTTTAATTTAATGCGTCTTTTAAATAATTTTTTGATAATGTTTTGTATAATAATATCTTCAGGTTTAATATCAATTTCAGTCAAGGAATTGTCTAATTTCATATAATTATTTTTATCTAATGCACAAGTCAATAAAATTTGTTCCATGAAAAGTTGATTTTGTGCCGTTTCAAAGTTATTTAATTTATAACAAATTGTAGTTTTAATAAAATTTATTGTATCATCGTGTTTTATATAACTATCAATAAATTTAATTTTATTGTAATTATTTAAATCCCCCCAAATTTTTTTATAGTCATAATTAAAAAAATTTTCTAATATCCTATTTTCATCTTCATTTAATAAGTAATTTTTAGATACTTCAATTTTTTCTAATATTTCTATAATTTCTGGTGTTATTTTCCCAATAAATATATAGCAGTTTAAATTTAAACCATCACATTTTTTATATAGATTTTCGTATTTTTTATCTAATTCTATTTTAGAATTATTTAAATCTAAATCAAGCTTTGAATTTGTTTTATAACTTACTATATCATCATAAAGGTTTGTTTTATTTTTTATATCGAAATCTGAATTTATAGTTATATATGTAACTTTATAAGGGTCCATTATATATTAATATAAAAAAAATTAAATATTAAATTTTTTTTCTTTTAATATAATATTATGAGTTCTCCTGGGTCTAAAATAATTTCTAAAACAGAAGATGCGGTGGGTAGTTTTTACAAAGTTCTAAAAGATTTCAATGTTATTGGATTTGTTCTTGGATTGTTAATTGCAAATAGTGTGGCTGAAATAGCAAATTCTTTTATAGATGGCATAATTATGCCTTCAATTAAACCATTACTAGATAAATTAGGCGATGATGATAAATCTACCATTAAACTAGGAGGTATGGATATTCATTTAACCCAATTTTTAAAATCTATACTTAAATTTATTGTCTTAGCTATAATTATATTTATACTTTTACAATTAGGTATTAAGATGACACGACCATTAACATGGGTAAGAGTTGAACAGATTAAAGATGGACTTAAATTGTAAAATAGTAATGTAATTTTATGTCTTGTATTATAGATTCTACATTTCTTCTAGGAATAATTAATCTGTAATTATACCCTTTTAATGAACTATATTTTTTTGTTCCTAATAAATAATATAATTCATTTAGATTTTGTAAGATAAATTTATCATGTTCATTATATGCTTTATTTTTTGTAGTCAAAAACCAATCTATTTTAGCTAAAAATTTTTGAATTTTATATTCATCAATCATTATGATATTATAATGATATAAAATATAGTTTACGTTTTAAATACATGTTGAGGGTTTATTATCAATATCACCACAAAAACTAGAACTTTTATCAGTCCACTTTCTTTCTAAAAAACTATCTACTATACATTCATAACTATATTTTTTTAATTCCATAATCATAGATGGATAGGGGATATTTGAAAAACAATTCCAATTTGTATGCACTAAACTATTTTCTCTAAAACCTATTTTTTCATAGAATTTACAATACAAATCTTTTTGTTCTTCTTTACCAATGTAATAATTAATACCATTATATGAGTATTCATCCAAATCATTACATTCAACGTCTTCCTGTTTTTTTAACCGTTCCTCATATGATAAACTACATAATTTAGAATTTTCTAAATCTTGATACTCCATAATCCTATCTACTAAAATATCTTTTTTACCACTACTAGAGAGACCATATTCATTTAATATTCCTTTTATTTCTGCAATAGTGAGAGCAACTAAATCTTCTCTATCATAATCTTCTTGAACTTCATAATCAGGCATTACCGCCGAATCATTTGCAACTTCTAATATAGCATAATCAAAATTAGCTCTTTTATATAAAATTATAAAAAAACATAATAGCAAAGTTCCTACAGCTTTAATTCCTGCTTTAGATGAATATGGTTTAGCACAAATTACGTTTAAAGATATTACTTTTTTCGTTTTATCAGGTAAACATTTACAAGGATTAAGTTTACTTATAAAAAACCCATGAATTCTATTAAACGGATTATTATATCCATACCTTTTTTCTAATCTTTTTCTCTTTTTTTTACTTGATTTCCCTAATTTTTTTAATTCAGGTGTTATGTAAGAGTCTCTTTTACTTGTATCAACGGCCAAAACTATAGAATTATTATCTATATTTCCATTAAAATAATCAACTAATATCTCATAAATATAATCATCACTCACATTATAATCACCCTTTGGAAATTTATCTGAAAAATAAAGACAATTTAATGATAGTTCTCTTGCAATAATTTTATCTATAATTTTATCATCATCAAGCTTTTCATGGAATATACCTTTTATTTTTTTTTTTGAAAATGTATCTATATATTCCGATATTTCCAATTCATAACTTTCTATAAATTGATCTAAAGTTAATAAAGATAAATTATTTAATTTTTTTATTTCTTTGAATGGATATAAATTTTTCTTATCTTTTTTTACAGAAAAATTCAACATCATATCTATCATCCTTTGCGTTATCATTGTATATATAATAAAATAATATTTATTAATCCATAATTAAATTAAACTGGTTTATTTAAGAAAAAAGGATGAAATTTACTTCCATTATATAAAATACGAGTATTATCTGTATAGTATTTTTTAAACGCTTTCCATTTATCTGTTACTATATATAATAAACCTTCCATCTCTGGATTAGGTTCTTCATTTATATACCATAATCCTAAACGTATATATAAATTCCGTTCTAAATTCCAGCTATTATCTGTATCATCATCTAACGTTATTTTCAAAATATCATATTTTTTCATGGCAAAATCACATGCTAATATCATTAAAAATTGTCCTATACCTTTTCCTAAATACTCTTTTTTAACACTGACAAAGGCTATAGTCAACGATTCTTCTATATAGCGTGTTTTTAGTATCAACAGTAAATTTTTAGCTTTTTGGTTTAGTTTTATTTCTTTACCCTCTAATGCCTGTAATATTTTTTTTTTATCTTTATTTTCTTCTAATTTATCTATTATTTCTTCGTTAAGTTCTTCTAGAGTATCTGCGTCCATATCTATTTTAGTAGTATCTATAAATCCAGTTATGTAGCCTAAACAAAGTTCTGGATTGAATTTTTCATCGACAGATACAATTTGTATATTTTCTGCAATATAGAAAATAAAACCACAATTGGAATCTATTTTTAAGTAGCAAAAAATATTATATTTTTTAGGTAATAATTTAAGATATTTATTTAAAACTCTATTATCAAAATTTTCACTTAATAATCCATTAAATTCTTGCATTTTATATGTATATTATAATATATTTATATAATATGTTTAAAGATTAATCTTTTATTGGATTAAAAAATTGATGAAGTTTAAACCCTAAAAAAATTATATTAATTATGAATGTTTTGAACACCAACTGCACTTTTAAAAATAGAACTATAGATGGTATAAATGCAATAGCATGTTTAGATATAAATGGAACTATTATGGATTCTATTAATAAAAGTCTAAATAGTGATTATACTAAAGAGGAAGAAAACGATAATAATAATATAGATGTGTTTGTTTGCTTTTTAATAGTATTTTTCTCTACATGTGCTTTATGTTGTATTTATATGTGCTGCTTTGACTGTATAAATAGTTTTTTAAAGTATGTATCCAAAAAAATTAAAACAATTAAAGCAAAAATATTTAAATTGGTGACATGTTTTTATTGTAAGTCAAGAAAAATTATCGAGTATCGAATAGATACCTATGATTTTTCTGTGAAAAACTGCAAAATTATAAATCCAAATTTCACAGACATTGAGTTAGAGCTTGATGAGACATGTTCTATTTGTTTAGAAAACTTAATCAATATAGACGAGCCAAAACAACAAACAGATATACTTGTAATTAATAAATGTAAGCATAAATTTCATGTAGATTGTATATATCCTTGGTTTAATTCTAAATATATACAACATAAAGATTTAGACTGTCCATTATGCCGAACAGTTGTGGATAATGTTGAATATAAAAAAGATGAAGTTGTAATAGATGTGTCGGGCTATTCAAGTGATGATAGTGTATCATTGAGTGATTTCTATGATTAGTCACTTCTCCCATTATCTAAAATCAATATATCTAAGTTGTCTTTTTATTTGTAGTCTTGTTTATTAAAAAACTGGACCCCAATCATTTAATATTTAAAATTGATATGTAAATCCATCTTTTTTAAATTCTGGTGTAATTTCAATAGGATTCGGGTGTCCCATACTTTTCATAGTATCAAATCCTATAACATCTTTAAATTTTGTTTTTTTTCCAACCCTCAGCTAACCACCAAATTCCCTTAGAATCTGATTCCACAAATAGTTGAAGTCCCTGGTATTCCATGTGATTTTTATTTTTTTTTTATTTTTTTTAAAATATATATCAAATTTATACACTACCTTCTACTCCTATACGATTACTTTTACTATATAATAATTTTAATCCCAATAAAGTAAATGATTGTGTTAAAACTAAAGAATTGGCAACAATGAGTGGAGATTCTTTTAGCAAAATACCATAACTTAAAAACAATATACATGTTACAATTTGTAAAAACAAAAAGTATAAAGATATAGAATCAGCATTTTTAAGTTTATATGTAAAATAAACTTGTGGTAATAATGTTATTACTAAAAAAAAAGCTGCTATATAACCTACTATTTCGCTTGTTTCCATAAGTATAATATTTATGTTTATTAGTTTTAAATATTTATTAGTCTAATGGACTATCTGTTATTGTAATTCCACAATATTTTTCAGGTTTTTTTTGAAAGTCCTGCTTTTTATAAATATTATGTTTTATTGCATGTTTCAGTAAATACTTCATATTATCCCAAAATTCTTTAGTATGACCCACAGATATTGTCATGACATGTGCTAATTCATGTATAGCAACAAACATAACAGTATTTAATTTAACAAGCTTCTCATTATTGCTTTTACTTCTTAAACAAAAAACAATTTGTTCGCCTTTGTTAATTGAATAAGATGTAGTATTTGAACTGGAAATAGATTCGCTTATTCTTCTTGGATTAAATTTTATAACTAATCTTTGCACATTTTCGTTATTTCCTTCCGTCATTTCTAAAATATTAACTAATTTTGTTAATTTTTTTTTAATGTTTGCTAACATGTTTGCTGCTTCTAACTTATCTTCTCTGTTTCTTACTAGATATAGGTGATTATCTACGGTAGATTTAACATATTCTAGTTCAGAATATTTAGATTCATAGTATATGTATAATGATATAACTAAAATAGATATAATTACAATTTGAACAAAATCATTCATTATTAATATAAATGGAGAAAATTTTGATATATTAATTAAATTTTTGATTTAAAAATTTGATATTAAAAATAAATTAAGAATAGTTCATAATGAACAATCAGAAACCAATCAATTTTCAGATTTTGGATATCCATACTGAAAACTTTACAGAACTAAATGATATTAGTAGTAATGATTCAGATGAACCAAAGAATAAAGAAGATGAAAGTAAATATAGAATAATAATTTTTGGAAAAGATGATAAAGAGAGAACCTATACTTTGGTTGTAAATGATTTCACACCCTATTTTTATATTAGAGTTCCCGACAATTTTACAAAAGATAAATTAAAGATTTTGGAAAATTGGATTAAAGAACCTGGTCCCAGAAAAGATAATAGTTACGAAGATAAGGGTGGAGGTTTATGGAATAAATATCATAATTGTTTATTAAGATTAACATTACACCATAAAATGAAATTTAGGGGTTTTAATAACAAGAAAAAATTTAAGTATGTTAGACTTGTATTTTCAAATACCGATGCCATGAGAAATTGTATTAATATTTTTCAAAAGAAAATATGGGACTCTAAAGAAAATAAAATAAAAAAGGTTATGCCAAGAAATGTTCCACCTATTCCTGGTATTACTGATTATTATTATAAATTTGAATTGCACGAAAATATGATAGATCCAATGTTACGATTTATACATCATAGAGATATAAAACCTGTAGGTTGGATAACAATACCACCCAATAAGTATCAACATCTTCATAAATTTACAACAAGTGATATTAATATTGAAACACGTTGGACAAACGTAAAATTCGACGAAAATGAAAAAAATGTTAAAATTAAAATTTTAGCATATGATATTGAGTGTGATTCCAGCCATGGTGATTTTCCTTTAGCTATAAAAGATTATCTTAAAATGGCAAGGGAAATAGTAATAGAATACGATAAATACTATAAATTAGGTAAGCTAAAAGATAAAACTACAAAATTAGATCTAATACGACGAATGTTACATTGTGGCTTTGTAAAAAAACCCAATGATCTTAATATAAGTCAAGTTTACTGTAAATCACAAAAAAATTTTAATATTGAAATTTTAGACACAATTGCAAATTCTGTTTTAAAATGTATGGCTGAATATAACTCATCTGTAAAAACATTAGAAAAAAATAAAATTTTAAATAAATCTATAGAAAAGCTAAATAAATTATTAAATATCAATTTACCACAATTAGAAGGAGATAAAACAATTCAAATAGGTGTTAGTTTTATAAATTATGGAGAATCTAAATCATATCGAAACGTTATGTATACATTAGGAAGTTGCGACCAAATAAAAAATACGGAAGTAAAAACTTTTGACGATGAGAAACAATTATTATTGGCTTTTAAAAATCTAATAATTAAAGAAGACCCCGATATAATAACAGGATATAATATAGATAATTTTGATACACCTTGGTTATTTAATCGTGCTTCAGAATTGGGTATAGAAGAAGAATTTAGTGAGTTAAGTAAGATTAATGATTTACAATGTCAATTAAAAGAACGGCAGGAAAAATCCGGTGTAGGTGAATTAGTTACTGTAAAATATGTGAATATTCCTGGAAGAATACAATTGGATATATATAAATTGGTTCAAAAAGGATACAATTTGAATTCTTATAAATTGGATAATGTTTCAGCAGAATTTATACAGGGAAATATTAAAGATATAAAAACATCATCTAATCAAACACTAATTAAAACAGATAATTTGAGAGGATTAAATGTAGGAAATTACATCATTTTTATAGAAAAAGATGGTTATCTTGATAATAAATATTTAGATGGTAAAAAGTTTGAAATCAGAAGTATTGAGGACGACACGTTTACAATAGATGGTATGATTGATTTAGATATAATGAATAAAAAATATATATGGTGTTTGGGAAAAGATGATGTATCCCCACAAGATATTTTTAATTTACAAAAAGGAACCAGTAAAGATAGATATATAATTGCAAAATATTGCATTATGGATGTAATTTTATGTATAGAATTATTATTAAAATTGGAATTGATAACTAATAGTATCGGTATGGCAAATGTATGTTTGATTCCTTTAAATTGGAGTATTCATAGAGGCCAAGGAGTTAAAATTTTAAGTTTAGTATCTAATATTTTAAGGAAAGAAGATTACTTAATACCGTATCTATACAAAGACTCATTTACCAATGAAAGTTTTGAAGGAGCCGTCGTATTACCACCATATCCAGGAATTTATACTGATGACCCAGTTGCAGTATTAGATTATGCTTCCTTATATCCATCATCTATGATTATGGGGAATTTATCACATGAAACGATATGTGAAGATGAATACTGGTTAGGACAAGAAGGAGCAAAACGATTAACAAAATTAGGTTATAGTTTTTATGATGTATCTTATGATACTTTTGATATTATTAAAACACCTGCTGGTTCAATAAAAGAAAAAGTAAAAAATGGGTTTAAAACTGTCAGATTTGTTAAAGATGGTGAAAAAAAAGGTTTGATTCCAAGAACACTCGAGCATTTATTAAAGGCCAGAAAATCTACAAGAAAAAAAATTAAATATAACACTGTTAAACTTAGTTCTGGAAAGACGTATTCGGGTATCGTAGAAAAATTAGAAAATACAACTAAAATTACTGATAAAAAAACTGTAGAAGTGTCAAATGATGATATTATAGAAATAAAGGAAACTTATACTAAATTTGAACAAAATGTGTTAGATGGTTTACAATTAGCATTTAAAATTACTGCAAATTCATTATATGGACAAATCGGAGCTCGTGTTGGAGCACTTTTTTACAGAGAAATAGCTGCTTCTACAACTTCTATAGGACGACAACAGTTAGAAATTGCACAAAACTACTGTGAGGATGAAAAAAATTTTGAAAAGATTCTAGAAAATGGAAAAAAAATTTATCTTAAAAATAAAACAGTATATGGTGATACAGATAGTGTATTTGTTAGATTTGATTGTAGAGACAATCAGGGTAATAAATTAAAAGGAAAATCTGCATTAAAAGAAACAATAAAATTAGCTGTTCAATCTGAAAAAGGTATTAAAAAACTATTATTAAAACCTCAAGATTTAGAATACGAAAAAACATTTTGGCCCTTCATATTATTTACAAAAAAAAGATACGTGGGGAATAAATATGAGTTTGATGTTGATAAATATAAGCAAACTTCTATGGGTATTGTTACTAAACGTAGAGATAATGCCCCTATCGTAAAAGTTATATTTGGTGGTATTATTGATAGTATTATGAAAACAACCAAAATTGGTCCTTCTATTCAGTTTTTACAACAAACAGTATCTGATTTAATTAACTCTAAATATTCATTAGATGCCCTAATTATCAGTAAAACATTATCATCATATTATAAAGACCCTGATAGAATTGCTCATAAAGTTTTAGCAGATAGAATGGGAGAGAGAGACCCAGGTAACAAACCACAGATTAATGATAGAATACCATATGTTTATATACAAATAGATGAAAAAAAAATAAAGGGAACGGTTTTACAAGGAGATAAGATTGAAAATCCAGAATATATAATTAAAAATAATCTTAAACCTAATTATGAATTTTATATAACAAATCAAATAATGAAACCTGTTTGTCAAATATATGGATTATGTTTAGAAGATATTCCAGATTATAAAAGTAATATAGATTATGATAAGATGATGAAACGATTTTTAAATGAAGGTAAAGATAGACTAGAATCTACAAAAAAAGTCTTAGAAAAAAAACAAAAAGAGGCGGGGGAAATATTGTTTGGAGAAATATTAAGAAAATTAGCAAATGAAAGAACAAAGAGTATTGAAATAACAAAATGGTTTACAAGAAAAGTAGAGAAAGGTTCTAAAAAAAAGAAATTTATTATTAAGCCTAAAAAAAACTCAACAGATAGTGATTATGAATCCACTGATGACGAATTAAATATTTAATCTTAAAGTTTATTATGTTTTTCTAATATTGATGTTAAATTTTCTATATTTTTATTTAATGTAACTATTTGCTCTTGTTGTTGATTATATAACTTTTCTAAGTTTTTTACATAATCTATATCATTTTCTCTATAACTTATTTTTGTAGATTTTTCTATATCAATTTTTTCTTTTTTTGTTATTTTTGAAATAAGATAGTATATTGCTAAACTTGATTGTCGTAATGTCCACCAAGTAATACCTAAAGTTATATCTAATGATATATTTGTTAAATAAAAAAACATTGATATTAGTATATAATTATATTAATATAAATATTTTTAATATAAATACTTTAAAATTCCATAATTTTCATATAATCGTCTTGACAAATAGGGTATTGTTTCCTTTAAATCGCCATAAGGTAAATATTTAAAAACTTCCATATTTTTTTTAGAATATTTATCGGTTAAATTGTCACTCATACCTAATAGATGTGCTATAGCAATATTATCATTATCAGATTTAATATATTCTTCAACTAGTTTATTACTTTTGGGATTATGAGTAGCACAAATTAATTTATCTTTATCACATGAATAGTATGTGAAATATTTAATTGCATCATTATAGGCTCTATGTGTATAATCTATTTTTTCAAAAAGATTACCAGTTTTTTCATCTAAATTATAATACGCGCCTCTAACTAGTTTTGCACCTATATAATAATTTTTGTCATTTTTAATGTCGTCTATAAATTCTTTCATTGTATCTTTTCTATACATTTGATATGTTTTATAAATATGAACATCTTCTGTATTAAATTCATTCATTAAATCATTTGATATATTATTAATATCTTTGAACATTGAATCATATTCAGCATCAATCAAGACTTTAGAATTATTTTTAATAGCTGTTTCTGATAAATCAAAAATATCTTTTTTAACACATTCTAAATCTTTTAAATGTAATCCCAACGATGATAATTTAATAGCAAAATGATTTTTCTTATGACTGTTTAATGTTTGTTTTATTGTTCTATAATTACTTTTAAAATCACTTGGATTTTCATTAACATAGTCAATGATTGGCTTAATAGAATTTTTATTTAATTTTTTGATATAACTTGATAATTGTTTAGAATTACAAGTGAACCTGTTTACAATAGGTATATACATTTGTTTTAATTTATAAATTTTTATATTAAAAATCAATTTTATTTTAAATTGATATTTTAGATAATAATGAAAATAATTAATATTACCAGAAATCCATAGTTAAATGTGCTATTTCAGGTTCTTTACCCCTATTTACCGGTGCGTGATTCATTATAGCTTTACCGTCCGTATCATATACATCATAAGCCGTATATCCACCTGTTATTTTTCCGTCTTTATCTGTAAAATATTTTGTTTGTTTATTTTTTAATACTAATTGTTCACCAGCTTTAGGAATCCAGTCAGAATTTTGTCCTATTTCCACGTGTGGTGTATTTGCAGGACAAGCCCCTATTTCTCCACGTTTATCTCTAGCATTCGTGCAATCTCTATGTAATACTTTATAATCATCTTGTATTTCAGGAGGTAATTCAACCTCTACACTACTTCTGGCATGAAAAGCCTTACCTGTTCCGTGAGGTGGATTAATAAATCCTATTCCATCTCTTTTAACTTTAACAATAATATTTTCACCAGTATTCATACCAATATCTGGTTTGGTTGAATTGAAACGAAAATCATTTGATACTGGAGTAGGTCGTCTTAAAACAGGATTATCTATTTTTGTTGAATTGAAACGAAAAACATTTGCTATTTGTTCATCATTTTTGACTAAACTATTATCCAAGTAGGTCGAATTAAAATAAAAATCATCCGGCATAGATATTTCGCCTACAAGATTTTCATCAAAAACTACGTTTTCATAAATTCCCATAGAAGGTTTAACCCCTAAGTTTCCTTTCAATCCTGCTGCTATATCCTGAACCCTAAATAGTATTAATATCCACCAAATTAAGCTATATTTTTTTATATCATATCCAAAATTACCTTCTTCAGTTTCTAAGAACTTTTCTAAAGAATCTTTTTTTAATATAGATTGCTTAGCTTTTAAATTTTCAACATATTTTTCTAATTGATAAGCATTATTATTTAATTGGTTTATAGTTTTATCTTCTAACATATTAATTAATTTTTTAGCTATTTCTAATGATTTATCCGTTCCTTCGGTTCGTAATTTATCAACTATTTTATAAACTAATTTTTTCATTAAAAATCCTTTTTGTCTAGCTTTTCTTTTATCTAATTTTTTTTTTTTTTTTATTTTTCTATTATTTTTAGTTTTTTTCCCATTACCTATTTGATATGAAATATTTATATAATTATGAATGATAGTTTTACCCAATTTTGACGTTATATTCACATTTCTACCAGTCAATGGATTTATTATTTTATTATACATATATATATATATATAAAATTAATCTATTATACATATTTAAAAATGAATATTGGACAACATAAAACAAAACAACATGAATTAGTTGAAAAAATGAATGACTTACGGAGGCAAACAAAAAAAAATAAAGCATTATTAAGTTTTAAATATGATAATTTAGATTTTAAAATAAATTTTATTCATATAAGTGTAATCATAATTTCAACAGTAATAACATTTATTGAATCTATAAAATCATACTATGAATTAGAAAACACAATTTGGGATGTTGTCCCAATTATTTTGGCAACATATATTGCATTGATAATGGCTATTTTACGGTTTCTTAAATTAGAAGATAAAAAAGAACAAATCGCGCAATCAAGAGAAAATCATATATTTATATTAAATAAATTTATTAAAACAATTGAATTAGTTGAAAACTTTCAAATTAAGGAATCTAATATAGACCAATGGAATAATATAGTATCTAATTATGAAAATGAAATTTTTGATAACTATATTTCAATTAGAACAGGTTTTGATACAATACTCGATTTTACTGATGTAATTTATTACAAAAAAAAATTTTTACAATACTATTTGGATGAACAATTTGTAAATGAGGACATCGATAATATTCGTAGATATAAACGTATTCCTAATACAAAATATAAGCAAAAATCATGTTGTAGTTGTTTAGATGGATGCTTTAGTTCTAGCACTAAATCTAATTTAGATTCTTTTTTTAAAGATATAGAAAAAGGCGACTTAGAATCTTATAGAAATATTCATAAAAACAAAATAGATAGTAATAATGATACTATTAATGATAATAAATGTAATAGTAATGATGACAATACTAATAAAAAGCCTATTAATATTGATAATGTAAGTGTTGTTTAATTTATCAAAAAATAATATTATATAGAGTAAATGCTATATAAAATTTATATTTTTTTAAATATCATTTTACTATATGGATATTTATATATTACACCTTTATTATATTTTTTTTACAAAAATATGAATATAATAAGAAAAAAATATTTCAGTAATTATTTACAATGGGGTAACATTGTTTCAAAACGTATTGGATTCTATAATATTGTAGAAATAGATGATTGTAAAATAGATGATACAAAAAATTTAATTATAATGAACCATACATCAATTATAGATAATCTAATAATAAGTAAATTATTTGAAAAAAATAATTTAAATTGGAATCATATTAGAACGGTTTCAAGACTTTCTTCTAGAAAAATACAAAACAAAACTTTAGAATTGCATGATTCATTGCTAATTGATAAAAATATTCAAAATGATATTAAGCAAATACAAGAAATAAGAAAAAAATGGAGTAAAAAAAATAATGCACAAATTATACTTTTTCCAGAAGGTATTATATATCAGAAATCTGAATATTTAAAGCAAAAGCCTATTAAAATATTAGAAAAAATTTACAAGTATAAAAATGTGTTAAATCCTAAAAATGGTATCCTTAATTTAATATATCATTATTTCAAAAAGGACATTAAAACTATTTACGATATCACTACAGTATTTTTAGATAAGGATAACAAAAAAATTAATGGTGAATTGAATATTTTAAATCATTTAGCATCTAAAAATTTATTGGTAAAAGTTAAAGTAGAAAAATATGATATTGATAAATTAGCTGATGAAGAATGGATTTACAATTTGTGGGAAAAGAAAGATGTTTGGATTAAAACTCAACTGCATTTATAAATGTAAAGTATTTATTATATTTATTGTATTTTTCAATATTAGAAATATACAATTATATATTGTTTCTAAGGAAAGAGAAAATTTCAACATTAAATTTTATATATTCCATGTTCCATCAGCAGCAATCAACAAACAAGGAGCAACTTTCGTACCTTTAATTATAACTCCTCTTGGGACAGCTCCTAAACCACCTATTACTGTTCCTCTTTTAAATTGTATATCAATATTTTTAACTATATTTAAATTTAAGATAGTTGATAAATCCATCGCAAAACCGGATAAGTCCATTGTGTTTTGACCAAATTCAAGTTCCTCTGTAAATATTAATTCTTCTCTATGTATATTACTATTAAAGTTTAAATTTTTTGGATTCGATATTATATTTCCAATAAAATCATCAGGAGCAAATATCCAATAATTATTAATACTTCCATCTGCTTGTTTTTTTTCTAATGGGAAAATAGTTATATCTGAGCTATTTCCTGAAAATATTAATATTTTTTGTAATATAGGTCTTTGACCTTGTATATCGGTTAATTCTCTTATTTTTCTTTTAATCCAATATAATAAATTATGACAATTAATTTTTGTGTTTTTACCCGAATTTTCGGTCATTGTCGCTATAAAATCTGTTGGATTAATATGTGCCGCAATTTTATAATTACCTTCAAATACTAAAGTTATTGCTATACATTCTGTTATAGTATCTCCAAAACACACTTCACCATCGGGAGGTATGATATAAATATTATCTTCGAGAACAATTTTACTTTTGTCTTTCAGAAATAAAGTTTTATCAGCACCACAATCATCGCTATAACATAAGTCTCCTATTTTTGAACAAGTAGTTCTATCAATATCAATTAAATTTTGTTCACCTGCATTAGTATATGGACATATACCACATTCTCTATCAGCATCTTCTATTCTTTTCCATGAACTACCTCTTTTGTTCCTTTCACTAAATTTAGTTGAACAAATGTCAATTTGATTATCGTAAATTTGATTAATGGAATCCTGTTCTCCAGTATTAATTAATTCTAGTCGGGTTCTCACAGCTTCTCGCTTTGAAAACATATCATTCATTAGTCTTTTCCTAGACCTATTAGTATTACGTATTTTATGAGGATTTTCTTTTTTAGGATAACAGCCTATACCTTTATACCATTGACAATGAGAAGATTCTCCTTCACCACACTTGGGTTCTATATTTTTTCTGAATTGTGTGCACCTACTCGATCCGCTATCTCCTTCTGTAACAGCACCTCCTGAACTTATTACTAAGTAATTATGTAATATTTTTTTTCCTAGTTTAGAATTTATATCGACTCTACGATTAGTAAATGGATTTACGATTTTCGTATACATATATTATAAAAATATTTTTTTTTTAGTTTTATAAGAATAATAATAATATAATTATATTATATAATGATTAAACGTTTATCAAAAAAGTATAGAAAGTATAGAGGAAATCTAAAAGTTAATAAATTTAGAAATGAATGTCTAAATTTATTAAAATATAGTAGAAATATACCTATTAAAGATATTAGTGTAAACTCTGAATATGAAACTATATATTTTGATACCAGAAAATTACCACATGTAGAATTTTTAATAAGAAATTTAATATATAAATTTGGTTCTGAATGGAGTCATACAATAGTTACAGGAACAGAAAATTACGATTATATGAAAAATATGTGTTTTAATATATCAGAAAAAATAAAGGTTATAAAATTAGATTATCCTGAAATTATCACTAATTATATTTATCAAAGTATAAAAACAAGTATAAATTTTTACAAATTATTTAGAGGAGAAAAACTGTTTTTATGGTGTGAAGATACAATTGTATTAAAACAAAATATAAAAGACTTTTTAAAATACGATTATATCGGACCGCCTTATCCAAAAAAATGGGGCTTTCCTGATGATTATGCAAATGCTGCTATTAATATAAGAACTAAATCAGTCATATTAGATTGTTTAAATAAAGTAAAATATTATCAAGATGAAATTATTGATAGTAAATCTAGAAAAATTACAAATAATCCAGAAGATATATATTTTCCTAAAAATATTAAAAAATATAATCTGGGTTTATTAGCTACTAGAGATGTTCAAAGTAAATTTGGGATTGAACATACTTTTTACGAAGACCCTTTATGTATTCATTGTATTTGGAATGTAGGTATACAAAAAAATGATAAAAATAAAATATTCAGAAATTTAGTATCTACGGGTAAATTTAATTATTTATTAGAAAATCAGTAAGATTAATTAATTGATTGTTCAACTATTTTATCTATTTTATTATTTATATTATAGTCACTACATTCAAAAAAATCTCTAAATTGTGTATTATTTATATTTAAAATATTACTATCTGTTGTAAAATGTATAAAATTATCTTCACAGTTCACTATTTTAGCGTTTTTTGATTGTGATATTCTGATCCATACATCGTCTTCTTTTACTAATACATTTCCTGAAACTATTAAATTATCATTATTTTCGCATTTATATATATATTTTGTTACTATTAGACCATCTATTTTAATTATTCCAGTAATTTTATCACCCAAAATTGTATCTCCTATTTTAATTTTATCAAATGCAATTTTTTTGTTTTCGATATTTAAAACAGTTTTATCACTAAAACCCCATATTATATCATTAACTTTATTTTTATTGGATATAGTTTGATTAGGATTCAATTCTTTTTCTATAATAGTGTTGATTTTATTATTAATATTTGGATCATGCGTATCTAAATAATCTTTAAATATATTATTTTCTATATGAATTAATCCTGACTTGGTTATTATACAATATAATGTATCATCTCTATAATAATATGGTTGACTATTCTTTGAATATTTTATTCTTATAAATTTATTGTTTTCAAAAACAAGATGGTCGCCACTGATAATGATACCATTATAGTTAAAAACAGGAATAATTTTATCTCTAATATCAAATTCTAATGTTGCTAAGACTTTATCAAAATCATTTAAAATGCTATTTATTGTTATATCTTTAATTTTAATCTTCTTTTTATTGTCACATGTTATTAATGTATCGCCTTTAAAACATACAGTTGAAAACCATACAGCAGCACCCGGGGCTCCCAATGTAAATACAGACGCCGTTAATCCCCACTTTTCTCCGAATTTACCAAATTGACCCATAGGGCCTTTAACTAAAGAATATAAAAAATAATAAGAATTAGCTATTGTCCATGATATAAGTTTAAATAGTCCAATCTGTTTTTTTAAGCCTTCTCTTAATTTTAAAAATGAATACGTTATTGTTGCAGCAGAATTTTGAAGTCTGATATAGATATTTTCTACCATCTTAAATAAAAAATTTCTCATTATCTTAAATTGCACTCTAAATCTATTTAAAATATTTTTAAAATAGTCTATTAGTTTAATAATTATTTCAAATATTGGATAAAATGGTTTCATCAGTAAAGCCATTATTTTTTTTACCATTGAAGATAAGTAATTAATTAAATTAAATTTAGTTGATTCATATCCTGACATTTTGTGATTTTTTTTTATAAATCCAGATATAGGAATTATATATGGTTTATTTTTAAAATAATTCCAATTATCTATTAGATATTTATGTAAAGACTTAGATATTATAAATGCATATAAAATTATAAAAATAATAATTACAATTAATATTTTTAATAATGGTTTCCAATGAACAAGAATTTTTTCAAGCATCACTACTATTATTTAATTACATTTTAAACTAGATTTTTTTTCTAAAATTTGATCTATTTCATTATTTATTTGGGTATTGTGGAGTTCAATATAATCGGTTATATTAATTGTCTCTAGATTTATAATTTCTTTCTTAGTTACTAAGTGATACAATTTATCTTGATATGTTTTAATTTCTTTGCTGTATATTGAATCTTCTATACATAACCATATACCTGATTCATTTACTTTGACATTATTGGAAAATATATATTTATCCTTATAACTATATATTTTATTATATTTTGAAGATACTACAACAATACCTAATACAGGATTGTTATTGTATAATATATCTCCTATATTTATTTTTGATATAGATTTTAATCCATTCATCATTTTAATAAGTGTATCTTTTCCTAAACCTTGTTCAATATATTTAGGCGAATTATTATTAATGATTCTAGAACTATTATTTAATTTTGATAAAACTATATTATTAATTAATTTATTATTAGATTTGTCTGTCGATTCTGAAAAATCTTTGAAATAATAATCTTTAATTTTAATGTATCCTTTTGTAGTATTAATACAATAAATAAATGGTTTTTTATAAATAATTTTTTTGGCCCTATCTATATTTTCGATACGAATCCATTTATTATGATAATTTACTAAGTGAGAACCTGAAATTAGAATATTATTGAAATTATACATATCACATTTACAAATAAATTTATGAATTGAAATAATAAAATTATCTTTATCTAATTCAGTTTCTATTTCTAAATCACTTATTTTTACATCACCATATATAGTATTAATAATTGTATCTGGGTCAAAACATAATCCTAATTTACTAAATGATTTATCTAACCATCTTGTTGCGCCTATAAACTTTTTAGTAATGTTTGGTATTGGAGAATTAAGAATACTTTGGAGAGAATAATATATATGATTAAGACTATGGAAAACTAGATTATAACCTGATACACTTCTTTTTAATGTATCTCTAATTTTATGAACTAAATAGGATATTGAAATCATATAATTATTTAATTTATTGTAAAACATCTGGGTTGTATTTTTAAAAAATGTTCTTATTGGTTTTGTTAAATTTCTAATTTGATTTATACTTGTTGTAAAAGAACCAAATATTTTGTGAAAAATTTCAAATATTTGATGAAAAATTTTAGAGATATTAGAAAATATTTTTTTTACTAAAATAGTTGTATAATTGGTTATCAAATTTTTGGGTTTTTTATTAGAATGTAATACCGAAACAATTGTAGGATCTAAAGATTCTTTATTTGCAAATTTATATTTATACGATAAATAACTATATTTTTTAAAAGTTTTTATAGATAAATATAAGAAAATTATATATAGTATTAGTATTTCTATTATAGATGATATTTTTTTAATATTGTTATTTATCATTAATTAAAATAAGATCTTATTTTTATATTTTATCTTATTTAATTGATATTTATTTAAAAAAATACATAAAAAAAAAATATATTTTAATTACAGATGTCTAATACAATATTGTATGAAAGTTATATTGATAAGATTTTAGATTTCTGGTTTGAAACTAAATTAGATTATAATAAATGGTTTCATAGCCAAGGAAAATATGACACTTATATTAAAAAAAATTTTTCAAAAATTTTATCATTAGCTGAAAAGGGTTATTTATTAGATTGGTTAAATTCTTTTAAATCTTATCTTGCTATGATAATTCTTATGGACCAATTTTCCAGGCATATATATAGAGGCACACCTAGAGCATATAAAAATGATAAAAAAATACTTTTATTTACAGAGATGGGTTTAGATATATATTTAGAAAAAGCGACAGCGGAACAACAAATGTTTATTTTACTTCCATATCAGCATTCTGAAGATATCGATAGTCAAAATTTTGGATTAGCTGTTCTAGAAAATATTATTAAAAAAACCGATGTTCCTAAAGATAAAGAAATATTAAGACAATTATTATATCATCAAAAAAAACATAGAAACGTTATAAAAGAATTTGGACGTTTTCCTAAAAGAAATATAATATTAGGTAGACAATCGAGTGAAGAAGAAATAGATTATATTGATGAAAATACTAAATTTGATTATTAAATATCTACTTATAATTTTTATAGTATTTAAATAGATGGATGATAAATATACTAGAAATCTTTATGTTCTTTTATTTAAAAAATATCATAAAGATATAAAAACACAATTAGAATTGTTTTATGAAAAGCAACGTAATTTTCAACTTAAACTAGAAATAAATAGAGATAACTCTTCATGGCAAACTCATCAAAACATTAAAGATGCAATGAAATTGGAATATATGCATACAGAGATAGATACAGAAAAAAATTTACGACAAATTACGATAAATCCTAAAAATAATAGTTTAGAATTTATATGCTTACTTAAAATTATTTCTGGTATTTTATTAGAAAAATATAAAAAATCAGAACATAGTCTTTATAAATTTATCGAAAAACTATCAAATAATTTAGTTAAAACTTGGGATAAAAAACAAAACTCTAGAATAAAAAAAAATCTAATTAATCATATAGAAATCAAAATAAAAATCTATAATAGCGAAAGAAAGGTTGAAAGTAAAAAAATTAAGGATGTAATTTCAGAAATCAAGAATTTAAAATATACTACAGATAATTGTTATAAAAATCGATTGGAATTAATAGGTAAATTAGAAAAATTACTTATTAATCATGATGGGAAAAAGTTTGATATAAGTAAATATGTAAATTATCTACCTGATAATTTATTTATTAGATTAAATAATTTAACTATTTAGTTGGTAATTCTTTCTTCAATATCTTTTTTAATTATTTTTAACGATTTATTACCAGTAGTATATAATTTATTAATCAATAAATCAACTAAAAATATTAATTGTTTAAATGTATTAAATTCATCTATTTTTGATACTAATTGAGTTATACCCTGTGTCTTGCTACTTGCGCCTATAAATCTTGATTTTAAATTAGTTTGTATTTCATTTAATGTTATATTAATTAATCGTACCGTAGGTTGTGGCTCATTATCTATATAATCTTTTATTTTTTGTTTAAAATTTTTAATTTCTTCTTTTATTGCTAATTCTTTTTCTTTTGCTATATTTTTTTCTAATATATTTATTTTTGCCTTTAAAATTTTATCATTTATAAATTTTTTATCATTTTCATATGGTCTACAATATTCTTCACCTATTTTTGGATCACTATATCCCATTTTTATAAGTTTTAATATATCGTTTTGTTCCACAATTGATTCACAATTATTACAACCTATACTTTTACAATATCTATCTTTAGTTGCTTCTGTTATTCTAGTTCCTTTTAAACCTAGCTCATCCATAATAGATTTGAAATCTCCCTCAGCTGTACGAGCTGTCAAGACATTTGACCTATCACAAAGCATACTGTCTTGGCAATAATTGTCTAATAGTTCTTTCTTTTGTTTTTTTAGTATAGCTAAATGTTCTTCATTTGATTTTTTTTGTCCTAATGAGATATCTTCAAATTCAGATTCTTTAGTTTCTATTTTTGCTTTACATGATATGGGGCAATTGTTTGACCTATAAATTTCATTTATCATTGTATATAAAAAATAAAACCATACAGGTTTAATGACTTTTTCTGCTCTGATGGGTGTATTACCAGTTTGTGATGATGAAAAAAAATTGTTATTCCATAATGCATATTCTTCAGGGTGCTTTGTAATATGTTCATATGTATAATATAAATCTCTGTCTATATCACTATTATTAATGTCTTTTGTAATATTTAATGAATCGGATAATAAATTTTTTAATGCTTCTGTAATTGTATCAATTATATTATTAAATGTAGTTTGAAGAGGTATATTTTTTTCTCCACCCTCAAATGCTGAAGACTTGACTTTAAAATTAGCCGGCCATTTATGAATATGTAAATTGCCCTTACCACCAAAAAAATATTCCCCTCCTCCCCTACCGTCGTCTTGGCTAGCACTATTACTTGCCCCAAATACATGAGCAGTAATTTTAAGAGCTTCATCAAATTCTGAGTTCCAATCAATTTTTTGTTCAGGTTTAGCTATCTCTTTATCTATCTCAGCTAAATATTCTAATTGTTTTTTATATTCATCTTGTTGGAAATTTGGGGGAGAGTTAGTTAAATTTTTAGCAGTTAAATATCTATCGGCGGTTTTTTTTATACCATGCCAAAGATAAAACTCAATTTTATATTCCCATATTGGTTCTCGACCGGAGTCCTTCTTCTTTTGTGCACTGCTAATTTTTACATATTTTAATATTCGTCCTTTTTTGACATCAGTATTTTTCACTAAAGCAACAACGTCTCCAATTTGAAATCTAGGTGTAACACCATTATCTATTGGAATGGGGGTAGCACCACCATATAAATTTTCTATATAATTTTTTAATACTTTTTTTCCTATAGGTCCTGAAACACTTACATATCTACCTGTTAACGGGTTTACTATCTTATTATATATCATTTATAATATATATATATATATATATATTTAAATTTTGATTCTTAAATTATTTAATTTCAAAAAATAAATTGATAATGTTTAGTCTAAGACATTCTAATCCGTTTATACTATTAAAGTATTTTAAATGTATAGAAGATATCACTGATACATTAAATATCAATGTAAATACTGATGGAATACATATTAATAGTATGGATCAATCACATGTGTCATATATAGATGGTTTTTTAGATAAGGACGATTTTGACGAGTATAATGTAGAAAAAGATGTTATAGTTGGTTTAAATCTTAAGAGCTTTTGTAAGATTTTAAATGCATATGATAAGGATGATTGTATTATTTTAGATATGGATAAAAGTGAAGATAAGATTAGTATTACATTCGAAAATGAAAATCGAAAGAGTCAATTTGAACTAAAATTACTATTAATAGAACAAGATGATTTAAAGATAGATTCAATGGATTATGACCAAGAAATTGATATAAGTTTTAATAGATTGGAAACAATTTGTAATGAAATGGATATTATAGAAACTGAAACAATTAAATTTTATATTAATAAAGATTCTAAAGATATTAAATTATATGGCGAAGGTCATCTAGGAATTTTAAACTTACTGTTAAAAGAAAACAACGAGAATAAGGAACGTTTAATGATGAAAAAAAAAGGAAATAAATTGGTTATCAATAAAAAGTTAGATTATAAATTATATCCCATTAAAAAATCTTTTGATATTGAATTTAATCTTAAAAAAATAAAGTCAATCTTAAAATTAAACGCAATTTCTAATAGTATATTAATTAACTTATCTGAAGATTATCCTACAAAATTAGAATGTCAAATTGAAGAAAATAGCTATCTACATTATTATATAGCTCCTAAAATTATTGAATAATTTCAACTTTTTAAATATAAATATGTTTAGATTTTTTTTTATAAATAACTTATACTATATAATAATGAATGAATTAGCTGGTTTAAATACAAGATTAGATGGTAAAGAAAAATATGAAAAATTAAACAATAAATATCTAAATGATAGGAGAAATCAAAGCTGTGATATTATACAGCCTAGTAATAATGTATTTAACAATTATGAAAATGTTAAAAATAACTATGAAAAGTATAGTCGTAGTGACTATAAGAATATACTTGAATCAGAATTTAATAAAAAAAAACACAGTTACAATAATAAACAAGAAACAATAAATATAGAAACGGATAATTCTTATACAAATAGTGTTAATTTTAATAGTGAAACAAAACATGATATCGAAAATCAATATAAAAAACCTGATAATTCTTATACAAATAGTCTTAATTCTGTAAACCAAATAACACATGATGTAGAAAATCAATCTATAAATAGTATTTTAACAGGTAATATAGATAATCAATCCAAAAATAGTGTTTTAACAGGTGATATAGAAAATCAATCTATGAATAGTGTTTTAACAGATGATATAGAAAATCTGCCTATTAATGAAAATATTAATAATAATAAAAATTTAGAAGAAGTTGGGTTATTAAATGACAAATTTTCAAATTCTATTGTAAAAAATAATAATTTAGATAAATTTAAAAATGTTGTTTTAAGGATACTTTCAAAATATAATATAGAAACAACTGATGATGAAATTAATAATTATTTTATAAGATATAATATCACATCATTAAATGATATAGATAAATTAGAACAATTAGTTTTTGATGTAAAACAAAAAAACAAACCGATTTTAAAACGTAATAATTTAGTGAAAAGTAAACTGAAAAATCAATTAATATCAATAGATAGTAATGATATGGATAAAGAATTGTCTGATAGTATGACAGATTTTTGTATTAAATTAGATCAATTGAATTTACAAGAAGTGACATCTGTTTCATTGAAATCAGCAATTTTTCCTAAAAATATAGGCGAAACTGAAACTATCGATGAATATCCTTATATATTATTAGAAATAAAAGAATTAGGTTCAAATTATAAATCGATTAATAAAGATGTTAATAATGCATTTTTACTTTTAACTTTTGATACTGATTTGGGTAATTATAAAAAAATAACTAATAATAATTCCGAAGATTATAGAAAAACATTTCCTATACCATTTTGTCTAAATAAGTTGACTATTAAAATAAAGAGGCCTAATGGTAGTATAATTAATTATAATAAAAAAAATTTAAATCTTAATTTTGTTTTTGAAATTACACATAAAATTACTTCTAATAATTTAGATATTTATTAATGAACTATATAAATCAAAATTACTAATATTTTGTTTTTTAATATAAAAATGTTGTCTCTTATAATTTTTTATTAATTTAGTATCATCAGTATCAGATTTAACTATTTCATTATAATAATTTTCTAGAATTTGATTAAAATAATTGTAGGCGGTATTAATATGTTCAATAGTTCTACCTCCTGTTATAATTATTTTACCACTTTGAAATGTAGATATTGTTATTTTTTTACAGTTATTTATAGAGTTTCCATCTCCTTTTCCTATACATTTTTTTAAACAATTACAAATACCATTAGAGTTGGTTTCGGTATTATAAAAATATTGTAATTTAACACCAGGATAGTTTTCACAATCAAAATTTACAGATAAGTTAAATTTGTTAATCAAGATATTTGCAAGATTATCACGATGAATCATAAATCCGCAATCATAATCACTATTAATTAATACTATTTTATAAGTTTGTAATTTTAATTTTTCAATATCATTTACTATACTTTTGTTATTTTGTTTTATATAATCTATTACAATATCTATACTTTTTAATCCTAATTCTTCACTTGGAACTCCAGTTAATTGAATTTTACCATTTTTAAATAATTTGAAATTAATACATTTATTATCACTAATTAATATATTTAACGTCGCACTATTGAAAAAATTAGCGAGTTTTTTTTTATTAAAATATCCTTTGGGTTCTAAATCATCAGCTTTACACCCAATAATACCTATATAATTTTTTTTATATTTATTAGTGCTTTGTTTGTTTTCTGGTTCCGATAAACAATTTTTAGGTGCAACAAAATTTTTATATAAATTAGATGTATTAATAATATTTCCCAAATCTCCACACATTGTCATTGTAGAAATTCTTAATTGTGTAGGTTTAATTTTAATTTTTTTAACAGTATTATCTAAAGTTTTAATTTTTTGGTTTATTTTTGATAATTTTTCGTTAGATGACAATGAATTATTAAAATTAAGTTCATTAAAAAATTTTAATAATAATTTAGAATCAGTAAAACTTGAATTGATTTTCATCAAAGCATCAATTGATAGGTGGTTAATACAATCATCTGGAAAATATTTTCTTAATTTATCAATTTGTTGTTTTTTGATACTATGATTAAGCTCATCTATATAAGGATTGTCTTGCATTTTATTTATATAATTATCTAAATTGAAATTGTAATTTGTTAGTATATTTTTAGAAGAATCCATAATATTGATTTTTAATTTAAACTAAAATAAATAATCAAATTTAAATTACGTTATATTTATATATATATATATATAAATCATGAAAGAATTATTAAATTTAACAAAATTATTTAAAAAGTCCAAAAATCGAAAAAAAAAACTTAAAAATAGTAATAATATAGATAACAATAGTAAAGATAACAATATAAAAAAGAGTGAAAGTCAAGACAAAGAAACTGAATGTTTATTAGAAAAATTAGAATTAGAAAAAGCAATGTTCCTACGTTCTACAAGAAGAACTATAGAAAAAACTTACTATAAAGATTTATTAGAATCATAATAATAAATTTGATATAATAATTGATAAGATAATATAATAAAAAATGTATATCTCTTTAGAAGGAAACATTGGTTCAGGTAAAACAACTTTATTTAATGTTTTAGAAAAAATATATAAAGATAAGAAATTTATAAAAGAACCTGTAGATGAATGGAGAAAAGTAAAGGATAGTAATGATAAAAATATATTAGAATTATTTTATCAAAATCCTAAAAAATGGTCTTTTAGTTTTCAAATTTGTGCTCTTAATACTAAGATAGAAAAATTAGAAAAACTAAATATAAAGTCTGACGATATAATATCTGAACGAAGTATTTTAACAGATAAATATTGCTTTGCAAAACAATTGTTTGAAGACGAGTGTATAAATGAAGTTGATTGGAAAATATATAATAGTTTACATAAAAATATAGATATTAATTTATCACCTAAAGCTATTATATATTTAAAGTGTAATCCTGAAATTTGTTTTGAACGTATTAAAATAAGAGATAGAAAAGAAGAATTAAATATAGATTTAAATTATTTAACAAAAATAAATAATAAGCACCTAGAATGGCTCTCAAACATTGGTATACCTGTTTTAGAAATTGATACTAATATTAATTATTTAGAAAATAATGTTGAAATGCAACGAATTCTTGTAATGATAGACAATTTTCTTAAACAGTTTTAAATTTGATTTATATTTTTCTAAGGTTAATTAGAAAAAATGCAAGACACAAAAATTGAAATAATTCTTGGTTGTATGATGGCAGGTAAAACTACTGAAATGGTACGGAGAATTAGTCGCTATCAAGCAATTGGTAAAAAGACATTAATTATAAATAGTAATTTGGATTCAAGGACAGGTAATAGTGTTAAAACACATAATAATGAAACAAGAAAAGCTCTAAAAACATTAAATTTGATGGATATAATTAAAACAGACGAATATATTAATTCAGATATTATTGGAATAGATGAGGCCCAATTTTTCAATGATTTAAAGGAATTTGTATTATATAGTGAAACAACCAAAAGTATAATTATTTCTGGTTTAGATGGAGATTCTAATAGACAACCTTTTGGTCAAATTTTAGAATGTATTCCATTATGTGATTCTGTAACAAAATTAACAGCTTTAGATATGATTTCTAAAGATGGTTCTCCTGCCATTTTTAGTAAGCGGATTATAAAAGATGACCAACAAATTTGTATTGGTTCTTCTGAAAGTTTTTTAGCAGTATCAAGGAAAAATTATTTTACATAAATAATAATATATATTATTATCTATATATATTTATATGATAAGTTCTAAGTATCCTTTATTAACAATAAACAATATTACTAAAATCTGTGATGATAAAATATATACTTTTCAAAATAAACCTATTAAATATCAATGGTTTACGCCTCAATTATTGTATGTATTAGATATTTTAAAAATTCCAAAAAAAGACCCTATTACTGGATTATTTTTAACTCGTATCACTATTTTAAAGGTGTTAAATGATATTAATATAGAAACTATAGATGTTTCTAGCAATTCTAAAGAAAGTGATATTAAGATGGGTATTTTACCTATCAAAAAATTAAATATTGTATCAGATAATAATTTAGGTGGAAAAGTTGATTTGGAGAAAGTAACTTTTGATTATATAGTTAAAAACATGAAATATACATATATAGATCAAAAAACAGCCAAAACATTTAAAATAAAAAAGGATTTAGATAAATGGTTAATAAAAAAAACGAAAAGAGTTGAAAAAGCGTATGAAGTTATAAATTCATATGATAATTTTTTAAATTTTGGTAGAATAGAATGGTATAATAATAGTTGTTATGCGGATAGTATAATATTTTTATTTTTAATTCCTATATTTGAAACGGGTTTATCTGATTTTATAACAAATAATTTTTTAGATAAAAATATATCTTTAGGTGAGTTATCAACGTCTCAAATTTCCCAAAATAAATGTTTAGAAGGTGCACCTGAACAATCTATAAAAATATTAAATAATATATACACGTCATTTAATACTTTAAATAAAAAACTCTTATCAAATGAAATAATAAATTCTTTTAAGTTTTTAAAACAATTAACGCATTGTAAAAAAAAAACAAACAATCTTAATTTTGTGAACAATACCATGAATGATACATTAGAATTTATGAGTATATTATTTAATGTTTTTAGAATAGATTATAGTGATTGTAATAGATTTACAAGTTATAAATTTATTGATGAAAATCCAAAAAAATATACTTCTTCTTTAGATGATATGTTTATTAATCCAGTAATAGAAAACGACTTTAAGGAAGTGACTTATTATGATAAAAATATTATTTTTAAACATGTTTACAATTTTGACCTAACAAATTTACTTAATATGAATTTAAATGATGGAATTAATCATTTTATATATGATACTCTAGAACAAATAAAAAAACCAAATTATTATTATGATACTACATTAGAGTTATGGTTTCCAAAGAAAAAGAAAGCATTATACAATATTATGAAAAATAAAAAATTAATTCCTATTTCTAAATTTATTAGATATAAACAAGAATTATATCCAGAAGATAGCTACCATTTATATGAAGGTTACAAAAAAATCACTGAAGAAGGTGTTGATTTTGTAGTAAGTATTGATGGAAAAGAAAAAATTAAAATAGATGATCTACCTCCAATAAATAATAAAGCTATTCGTATTTTTAAATATGTAAATGAATGTATAGTTGATAATGCAGAGACATTATTTTTTGGTATACATAGAAAAAAACAAGTTTTGGATAAAGATAAAAATTTGAGAAATGTATTTATCCCTATTAAAATATTACCAATTGAAACAATAATACTTAATAGTAAAACTTTATTTTTAAGAGGTATTATAGTTTGGTACAATAATCATTATATTACTTTTTTCTGTAAAGATAACTTATGGTATAAATATGATGATAATTTTAATTTTACTATAACTGATGACTATATAGATTATATAGGTTCATTAGAAGATTTGATATCTTATCAAATAGATTCTTTTAAAAATATTGTTTTAACAAATAGTATCCTATATTGGTATAATATATAATTATTTTGATTCTATATACTTTTCTAATATTTTTAATCCTTTTTTAGAATATATAGAGTAAATATTTTTACTAAAAGGGTCTGTAATATACTCAAAAATTAAATTACTTCCACCTCTTTGATGCTTTTTTTTTTTTTTCCTCTTTTTTTTTTTTGAATTATTGGATGTTTTCTGATTGTTTCCTTTATTTAATATTTTATTAGATGTGGTATCTATTTTATTAGACAATCTATTTATAGTTACTTTATTTAATATTTTATCAGACCCATCATCTGCTTTAATATTATTAGGTAAGCTCTTTATATTTACTTTACTTAATATTTCATTAGACACATCATCTATTTTAATATTATGAGGTAATATTTTAGTATTTACTTTACTTTGTTCTAAATCATTTATTTTTATATCATTTGTAATATTTTTTTCTGGTTTTAAATTTTGATTTAAAACTTCCAAATTAGATTTGTTTTTATCAACTATATTTTGTAAATCTGCAATTTGATTTATATTTAATCGTTTGTTATCAATATACTTATACATTTTATCTATATTATCTTCAAAATTACATACTATATCTGTTATTTTTTTACTTAAATTACATGATATCTCTAGACCATTGTTGAACATAGGCTTTAAAATATTTATAAGAACTTTGATATTTTCGAAAAGTTTTATTAAATTATTTTTAAATAATTTATATTCCTCAATGGGATTAGTTGAATTTGTCATTATATTATTTAAATATAAAATTTTCAATTCTGTGTTTATTTAAAGAATAAATGCTATAAATTATATAATGTCTGACAGCAATCCTATTTCTGATTCAAAAGAAACTACAAAATCTAATATAGAAAATCAATCTGAAATTAAAGTTCCAAAAAAAAGAGGTAGAAAACCGAAACCTAAGCCAAATATTGAGTTAGAAGTTAAAATTCCAAAAAAACGTGGTAGAAAACCTAAACCTAAACCTGAAGTTGAGGAAGTTAAAATTCCAAAAAAACGTGGTAGAAAACCTAAACCTAAACCTGAAGTTGAAGAAGTTAAAGTTCCAAAAAAGAGAGGACGTAAATATAAGCAAAAAAGTTATCAATTAGTTGATAAAGTAACTGATATAACTTCTAAAAATGTTATATTACATTTACCTATTAAATCAAAAAATATTTATCAAACTTCAAAAGAACAAGAATTGTTAACATATAAGCCTGATATGAATGAGCCTGTTGGATTTCAAGATATAATAGGTGGAAATCCAATTGATAGTGTGCAATTTTTAAATAAAAAGAATATTATTAATAAAAACGAGTTAGGTTATTATTCATATTATCCATTTGACCAAAAAAAATCTGAAAAAACTGAAATTTCTAAACTTTCGTTAGAAGATGATTTACTTTCGGAAAATTCAGAATTTAGCATTAAATCTGATATAAATAGCGATGACAGTGAAGACAATGAAAAAAAAAAATCAACAGTTATACTGAATGATGATTTTAAATTTATTCATAATGAGAATTGGTATATTAATAAGGAAGTAGATAAATCTAAAGTTTATAACAATGTTATTGATATTATGAAAGAAGAAAGAAAGCAAGAATTAGTAAATTTAACAAAACAAAATAAAGTTAATAGTGTTGAAGACACATTAATACAATTCAATAGTTCAAATAGTTGGATATCTTCAACATCTGTGTATTGTTGGTGGTGTTGTCATCCATTTTCGAATATTCCATGTGCTATACCTTATGAATATATTGATAAAACATTTAAAGTATATGGTGTATTTTGTAGTCCAGAATGTGCAGCAGCCTATATATTTGATAATTACAATAATAATGATGTATGGGAAAAATATTCATTATTAAATTTTATGTATAGTAAATTGTATAATGAGAAAAATATAAAGATTAAATTAGCACCACCCAGACAAACATTAAAAATATTTGGTGGTTCTCTTTATATTAAACATTTTAGAGAAAATAATACTAATTACAAAAAAGATTACAAAATTATCAATCCTCCTATGGTATCTATAATACCTCAACAAGAATATAATTTCATAAATAAAGGATATAGTTATAAAGATACTAAAAAATACGTTAATAGTAATGATGAAAGTGACACAGAGTCACTTGTATTAAAAAGAAGCAAACCTTTTATAGAATCAAATAATACATTAGAAAAATGTATGAATCTAAAAGTAAATTAATTGTTTTCTAAAATATAATTTATAGCTTGATTAATATTTCCGTTTGTTACTATAAGTGCTTCTCGATTTAAAGAATTATTATAAAAACCAATATTATTTAATTCTAGTAATTTATCACTAAATTCAAAGTCTTCTGTATTAGGTAGACTGTATATAGAATTATCAATATTATTTTGTTGAAATAAATTATTATTTGAGTTGTCATTGTTTTCTAAATCAGATTCTTCATCATTTTCGTCTTCAACAATATTTGTGTTTGAATTATTTACATTAACATTTTGAAGTATATTATTTATTAAATTATTAAAAACATTATCTATACTTGGAGTTACTGGGGTCAAATGTTTTTTTGTTTCTATAAATAAAAGGTCTTCTATATCATCATCCAAAGTTGATATTATTTTGTCATTAGATATAATAATATCTATCTTTAAATTGTATTTATTATTAATATATTTTTTAATACTTTCTAAATCAGAATAATCTTTTTTAACAATAATCTCGGTTGCATATTTTTCTCGTTCAATTAAATCATTTAAATTTGCTAAATATATTGTAATACTCATTTTATTTATATCATTTTTTATTTGATTTTACAAATCAATTTCTTTTAATTGATTTTTTATTTATTTTATAGTTGAATTTCTATCCTTAAATGGGTCATCGTCATTTGAAATAAATTTAATAACATTATTTATTTCACTGTTTGATTCATTAAAATCTAATGTATATAAACATCCATTACTACCGATACTTAATAGTTTATTATCATGATCTATAAATTCAGATATAGTAATTATACCTGGTAAATAAAATTGTTTATAGCTCCATTCTGAACTAAAATATTCTGGTAAATAATTTTTAATTGAATTTATCATATAAAGATTACCGTTTTTATTCTCTTCAGAATCAACTAATGCGTTAAATATGTGTATTGTGCCTTTATCACTTGCACAAAGTAGATAATTTAATTCATCATTAAATTTCAGGTCAATAATTTTTGCTTGGTCAGAACCACGTCTTAATTCTTTAACTTTGTCACTGGTAGAAATAGAAAAAATCCTTATTAGTGTTCCTTTTTGTGAACATGTTGCTAAATATTTATTGTCTTTAGATAAACAAAATGTTTCAATAGGATTTTCATGAGCTGTTATTATAATTGATTTATTATCTTTATAATTGTAAACACATATATTACCTACATTTAAGTCTGGATAAACAATTAAATCTTTTTGTATTCTAAATTTACCGTTACATTCAGGATTTATTTCTATCTTTTTAATTAACTCTATATTATTAAAATTATATATATAAATTTTATCTATAGTAGAAATTACTATTATATTATTAATAATTTTAATAGCTAAAATTTTAGTTTTAAACTCAATTTCTCCAATTACTTCTCCTTGATTATCATCCCAAATTATTAATTTATTATTAGGATATAAACCTTTATTAACGTTACCAGTAAATATCATTATATTTGATTTATTTAACATTTCTATAATAGAAATACCACCAATAATCCTTCTTGATATAATTTTTTTAAAAGGATTACAAGTATAGACATAAAATCCTATAGTTGTTCCAAAAATAATACAATCTTTATTTTCGCTAAAATTGGCATAAAGTAAACCATTTTCATCGTTTTCAATAAAATTCATATATTATAATATATTGATATAGCCTTATATAATTTTAAACGATTTAATATTTTTAATTATTAATTTTGAAATTAAATATGCATAAATCTCATTTGGATGATAACAGGAAATATCTGGCGAATATTTTTGAAATGGAATAAATTTATGTATATCAATGTATTTATTTTTAGTAATTAATCTACTGTTTATTGATTTTAATTCAAGGACTATTTGTTTTAATGTATTATTATAATTAATTAGCAATGGTAAATATTTCGTGTTTTTATATATATATATATAATTTATGTTTAATCCATCTGGATTAGATATTATCATATTATTCCAATATTCAGAAATTGATAAATTATTTATTTTTAGACTGTTAAACTTTTTACGATAATATTTATCGAACACGTTTTGATTATATCGTTGAAAAATATGTATCTTTTCATGTATTAATGTTTCACAATTATCTATAATGTTTTTTTTATTTTTTTTAGCCATATCGATATAATATTTTAAAAGGAGCCTATCTGACAAAAATATATATTTACCTAATGTAAATGGCATTCCTTTTTCTATGTTGTAAGATATTTTAACAAAATTCCATTCAGAAAAATTAATAGTAGTGTTGGTAACATTTTGTTTTAAAATACTAAGATAATAATTTAAACATTTTTTATCATTTTTAGTAAAAATTAGTATATTACTTAAATATTCTTCAAGTATATTTTTATTAAAAGTAGTGCCTAATTTAAATTTTATTTCATTTTTACTCTTAAAATGTTTTATGTAATTTTTTAAATAAATATATAAGTTTAAATCTGATTTTTTTACAAATTTTATAGTGGATTGATTATTATTTTTATAATATAAAAATAATAGTGTTATAAATACAAATATAATATATTTTACCATTATATTATAAATGTATGAAAAAATAAATATAATTTATAATAACAAAATTTTTTTTTCTTTATTAAAAAATGATTGTATAATTTATGGTGATTTTATACGAACTATTTTATTTAATGATATAAATCTAGAAGATTATTTATCTTCACAATCTTCTAAAAATTATATAAAATGTTTTGGTTCATATAAATATAAGGATATTATTGAAAGAGATTTACATAAACATACATCTAGTTGTATTGATGAAATAGACTATGGATTTAATGTTAATTTAGATAAAAAAACTTATATTGTTAAAGATGATAAATTATATTATTTTTTAGAAATAACTTATATAAAAGCATTTACGCATTTAATTACACAAAAAGCTATTGTAGAAAAATATATTAATTTGGATATTGATTCCTTGTATATTGATAGAAACGGTATCGGTATCTTAACATCATGCTATTTAACACATCCTAATCCTTTCTATAAAGTAACAAATAATATTATAAATAAAAAATTTAAAATAGTAAAAGATATATTAGATATCAATTTATTTGAACATATTCAAAAATTAAAAGCATCAGGATGGAAAAATACTGAGGCTTATTTTAAATCATATGACAACCTTTCTAATGATGAGAAAATAAATTTAGTAAATAATAATTGTGGTATTTGTTATCAACAATTTAATAACGAAGTTATTAAACTTCCATGTAACCATATTTTCCATGTAGATTGTTTTAATCAATATATATTAAGTAATTTAAATAAAGATTCTATATTATGTCCATATTGTGTAAGAAGATTTTCTATAAAAAATTTAATTTAAACATATATATATTTAAAAATAAATTTGACATATATTTTTATTAATTGTTAATAAATAAAATGTGTGGTATTTTTGCTTACTTATCAGAAAATAAAATTTCAAACTCTTTGAAGGAAAAATTAATTTCAGAAATGATGAAAAGTCAACATAGAGGACCTGATAATACTAAATACAGATTAGAATCTGAAAATATATTTTTAGGTTTTCATCGTTTATGTGTGAATGATATAACAGAACGCGGTGACCAACCTTTGACCCATCCTAATGATTTTAATATTAGTTTGATTTGTAATGGAGAAATATACAATTATCAGGATTTAAAATCTAAATACAATATAGTAACCAATTCAACTAGTGATTGTGAGATTATTTTACATCTTTACAAATTATTAGGTTTTGAAAAAACCATAAATGAACTCGATGGGGTGTTTGCTTGTGTACTTGTAGATTTAAATAAGGACGTTGTTTATGTCGCCCGAGACCCCATTGGAGTTAGATCATTATATATGGGAGAATTAGAAAATGGTGATTATGCTATCTGTAGTGAGATGAAATCATTACATAATATTTGTGATGTTATTCAACAGTTTCCAACAGGAAGTATTTGGGATTCTAAATCAAAGAAACATAGTATGTTTTTCAATAAAATAGAAAAATTTTATAATGAGCATATAGAATTTGATGAAGAAAAAGTTAAATTAGATATTTACGAAAAACTGAATAATGCTGTTAAAAAAAGACTTATGTCGGATAGAAAAATTGGAATATTTTTGTCGGGTGGTTTCGATTCTAGTATACTTGCTGCTCTATTAAAAAAAAATTATAATAAAGACTTAGAAACATTTTCAATAGGTCTTACTGGGTCAACTGATCTTAAAAATGCAAAAATAGTTGCAGAACATATAGGGTCTAATCATCATGAAATTATTATTACAGAACAGGAAATGTTAAATATGATTGATGAAGTTATTTATCAAACAGAAACTTATGATACGACAACGATTAGAGCAAGCACTCCTATGTATATATTATCAAAGTATATCAAAAATAATACTGATATTGCTGTAGTTTATAGTGGTGAAGGAAGTGATGAAGCTTCTGGTTCATATTTATATTTCCATAATGCACCAAATAAAGAAGATTTTAAAAATGAAACTGTTAGACTTATGCAAGATTTAAAATATTTTGATGTTTTGAGATGTGATAAATCAACTGCAGGTGCTGGTTTAGAAGTGCGTGTTCCGTTTTTAGATAAAGAATTTTTAGAATATTATATGAACATAGACCCTAAATTCAAGTTAGCTTCTTATAATGGTATTGAAAAATATTTACTTAGAAGCTCTTTTGATAGAGATAATTTGCTTCCAAAGGAAATTTTATGGAGAATGAAAGAAGGTATGTCAGATGGTGTAAGTAGTCAAAAAAGAGGTTGGTATCAAATAATCCAAGAACACGTAGATAAGATTTATAGTGATATGGACTTTGATAATCTACAGAAAAAATATGACTGGAATCCTCCTATGTTTAAAGAAGCATTACATTATAGAGAAATATTTAACAAACATTTCTCTCAAAGAGAAATGACTATACCATATTATTGGTTACCTAAATGGTCCGGTGATATTATTGATCCTTCTGCTAGGGTTTTAACTAGTGTGTATAAAAACCAATAAACAAATTATATATTAATTTCAAAAATATTTAATATTACTATAAATATATATAATATAATTATAAATATTGTTATTAACATAAATCTACAACATGTAATAAAATTTTTTTTTCTAAGGAATTTTAATTGAATTTTTTTATTGCATATACAACACTCATATTTTTGACTACTATTTATCCATTGCTCATAACATTTATTATGATAATAATAGTTACATTCACATAAATTATTTTTTATTAAATTAATATTTTGGTAACAAAAAATACAATATTCAGTATCATCCATATTAATTTAATAAAAATATTTTTTAAATAACGACAAATTAAACCAAGCTCTAGGTTCATCTTTAGTATCTTTTTCTAAAATTTTATATGTTTTATCATCAGATTTCACATTATTGGATTCTTTATCATTTGATTCTTTATTGTTTAATAGCTTATCATTAGATTTTTTATTATTTAATAATTTAGGAACGTGTTTATCATTATTAATACTATTATTTAATTTTTTACCAATTACCCCATTTCTAGATGGTTGATTGTTTATAATTTTAACTGGAGTATCATTATTAATACTATTATTTAATTTTTTACCAATTACCCCATTTCTAGATGGTTGATTGTTTATAATTTTAACTGGAGTATTATTATTTTGTTTTTTTTTTTTTTGAGAATCAATAATATATTTTAAACATTTATCTGAACAATATACTGGATACATATATATATAAAGATATTTTTGAAATTAAAAATAATGTTTATAAATATATTTATTTTATTAACGTTTGTATTTAATTGTTATGCCTATAATTATACAAAACAAAACTATCTTATTTATACTAATACATTTTTAAATATATCAAATAAGTTACCTTTAGTAATTAATTATACTAATATTAATGATTGTATTTCAGGGTGTAATATAAACGATAAGTGTAAATCATTTAATTATTATTTTAATAATAAAACAAATAATTATATATGTCAGTATTTATATAAGAAATATACCCAAAATCCATTACAATTTAATAACAATTCAAACTATTATATTAAATTAGAAAAAAACAATAGTAATTCAGGTGATATAATAATTCTAGTGTTATTTTTAACATTTTTGTTTGTATCTTGCTTATTTATACATTATAAACTTAAAAAAAAAAAATTTATTTTAACGTCACAATATCAGTCTATTTAGTTATTTCTTTGATTCAAATCCTGTCTGCAAATTGGACATGTGCTATGACGTGAAAACCATGTATCTACACATTCATAATGAAATGTATGACCACAATCATTTAATTTTCTTAATATTTGGCCTTCTTGATAATCTATATTACATATAGAACACTTTTCTCCTAAATAACTTTCAGCATTTTCACTGTTTATAGTAATAAGACTAGTTTTATTGTTTAAATTTTCAATAGTTAGACCTTCTTGGCTATTAGATAAATTTCTAAATGTATTCGATAATGTTTCTAAAATATTATTACTTGAATTATCTGATGGATTAATTGTAAATGATGTAATTATAGGTTCGAATTCAATAGTCTCTGTGTAAACATTTTCAACTGGGGTATTATCTTGTGAGCTATCATTTTGGGTATGCGATTGATTTGCTAAATTATGGTTAGTTGCTAAATTGTTATTCGGCGATTGATTCTGGTTATTTACTCTTCTTCTTCTACGTCTATGTCTTTGTAAATTAGAATTTGTTGTTGTATCAGGTGGATGTGGTGTATAAGAGGGATGATGTGTATATGTAGTATCAGAACCTGTATTATTATTAGTATAAATGTTAACATTTTCATAATAATTAATCTGACTATTATTTTGTAAATGTTCGCTTATTAAGTCTGTTAATCTATTATTCATGATACTTATCATATAGATTATTAATTGAAAATTAATACTTATTTTATTTAAAATTGATTATTAAATTTATTTTATTTATAAATGTAATAATGGAAAAATATTATAAAAAAGGCTTATGTGGAATTACAAATTTAGGCAACACATGTTTTATGAACAGTATTATACAATGTATAAATGCAAATAGAGATTTATCTGAATTTTTTGTAAATTACACTATAGACATTAATAATTTAGAAACTAAATTAGTTAAAGAATGGATGATTCTTAGTAAATCTTTATATTCTAAAAATGCTGTTGTTACTCCTGAATCTTTTCATCAAACTATTCAAATGTTATCTATAAAAAAAAATAATGATACTTTCAGTGGATACAATCAAAATGATTCTCAAGAATTTTTACAGTTTTTTCTAGAAAATTTACATACTGGGCTGTCAAAAGAAGTTAACATGAATGTTAATGGAACTGCTTTAAATGAATTAGATAAAATGGCTATAAAAGCTCTTAATAATTGGAAATTATATTTCAAAAATGATTATTCAAAAATAATAGATATTTATTATGGACAGTTTTATTCAAAAATTTCTTGCTTAGATGATAAAGAATTTAAGACCGAATCTTATGACCCGTTCTCAAATATTTCTTTAGAAATTCCTGATAAAGAAGATGTTAATATTTTTGACTGTTTTGATAATTTTTGTAAAGAAGAAAGTATAGAATTTAAAACAAAAGATGATGATGAAAAAAATTACATTAAAAAATTAAATATTTGGAGATTTCCTGAACATCTAATTATATTCTTTAAAAGATTTAATAATAATGGCCAAAAAATTAACAAAATTATTGATTTTCCAATAGAAAATTTAAATTTAAATAAATATTGTGTAGGTTATGACCAAAATGACTCAATTTATGATTTATATGCTATATCTAATCATGAAGGTAACATTTTAGGGGGTCACTATTGGGCCTACACAAAAAATGCTGATAAAAACTGGTATAAATTTAATGACAAGTATGTTACATTAGCAAATATAAGTGATTTAATTAATGAAAATGTATATTGTTTATTCTATAAAAAAAAAAAATAAAATAAATTTTAAATATTACAATATATTATATTGACATGATTTCAAATAAAAATTTAGTAGCTATAGCATTAATATTAATAGTAATTTTATTTTTTTTATCACATAATTTGTATTCAACATCTAATTATAATCATAATACAAAAAATTATTTAAATTTTACAGATACTATTAAAAACATATTTGGATTTCTACCTGATTTTAATATGCATCTAGATATTGAAAAAAAAAAAAGAAAAAAAAAAGATAAGCCTAAATCTATAGAAGTTAAAGATAAGCCTGAATCTATAGAAGTTAAAGATAAGCCTGAATCTATAGAAGTTAAAGATAAAAAAGAAGTATTTAATATAGATTCAAACAATTTCACCTATGCTGATGCAGCTATTGTATGTAAAGCATTAGATTCAAAATTAGCTACATATAATCAAGTATTAAATGCACATAAAGATGGTGCACATTGGTGTAATTATGGCTGGAGCAATAATCAACTTGCATTATATCCAACACAAAACACAATATGGAAAGATATTCAATCTGGTCCAGAAGATAGTAAAAATATATGTGGCAAACCAGGGGTTAATGGTGGTTTTTTTCATAATAAAGATTTAAAATTTGGTGTTAATTGTTATGGAATAAAACCTAAAGCAGACCCAAGTAAAATAATTTATGATAAGGTTTTAGATTCTAATATTAAAAGAATTGATGTGCTTCAGAAATATAAAAATATGGTAAAAGAAAAAAAATTAACAATTAGACCTTTTAATACTAATAAATGGTCTAATTATAGTTTTAAAAAATCATCTTACGTTATAAATCCAGATTATGTAGATGATGATATTAATTTTGGTGAAATTGATTTTGTAGATGAAGAAAATAAGGACCCAAATAAATTGAGTTTTGCCGCGGAAGAAGAAGAATAATATTTAGACTATTCAAATGATACAAATTCCTCTTCTTCACTTTCAGAACTATAAATAATTGTTTCTTTGTATTCTATATAATAATTAAGAAAATTTAATAAATCACTTGTTGATACTTTATTTAACAACCAAGGTGTAAATGTTTCACAATTTTCTTTAAGTTCCTCTAAAGAATTATATAAATTTTCTTGTATCGTTATATATTCTAAGGATTCATAATTTTCTAATCTGATTTCATTGTTTTCAATGATTTTAATTTCGGTTGTGTTTTTTATTACAGGAACGTTTGTTGTCGGTTTTTTTGCTATATTAGCCCAAGACATTAAATATTATAGTATACTTTAATGTACTAACTAATTAAATAATCTTTATATACATACAAATAATTCAATAGTTTATATGAAAGTTGTAGATTTTATATAAGTAAATTTAACAAAATCTCTATACAATATTTTTAATTCTACATTAATATCTAAATTGTTGTTATCTAATGATTTCAATAGATATTTAAACAATCTATCTATATCTTTTTTATTTTCAATAGCCCAGTTATTAATATTTTTATCTAATCTTTGTAATTCAGTTTTTCTTTTTACAGATATTATATTTCTAATCAAATCGTTATCTAAATTATTCATCTATATATTAATAAATGTAAGTTCTTTAAGTATATTATTATTTTATATCTCTTTTCAGATTAAATTTTTTAGTAGATTTTCTTGACTTCATGATGTGAGTAAAAATATCATCACTTAATTTTAAAACTTTATTTTTTGACATTTCCTTATGATGTATAAAAAAATAGTCTTCTATACTATTTTTAATGAATGATTGACTTAAACAAGATAAACTATTAGTTTCATTACATTTAATGTAATTGTCTCCTATTTTTAAAGTTTTATTATTATTTTTTACTAAAAAATCTAATAAATCTTCTGAATATGTTTTCCTCTTTTGTTTATAAAGTTTTAATTCTTTTTCTTTATTTTTGATATAATCATCATACTTGATAAAATTAGTAACTACATCTTTTAAATTTTTTTTAGACATATAATATATTGTTTAAAAAAAATTTTTAATTATTGACATCCACCTATTTCTATAGGTTGTCTATTAGAGTCCGGTTCAATTGTTGTTTGTAACCATGGACTTACCTTAACTTGTGGATTTGGAGGCTCAGACCTAATCTGTAAGTTGGCATTTCTTAATGTCTGTCCAACAGTATTAACCCCTACATGATGTCCTGCGTCTAAGAAATTTTGGTCACCTATAGAACCCTGTCCTGCAGGATTTACTTCTGCCCATTTACTATTAGAATCTCCTGGTAATAAATCAGATGGATTTAATTTATCTTTAGGAAAACAATCATTTGGTAATGCATTTGAATTATTACTGTTTTCTAACTCATCAAATGTAGCATTATTGCCTACAGCTTCAGAAGGTCTAATGTTATAATCACCATTTTCATTTTCGTCTTCTTCTAAATTATTTTCATCAAAATTTTCAATAGAATCATTATTTTTATTAGTGTATAGATATATTAAATATACTAAAACTAATCCTAAAACTAAAATCAGTCCTATTTTCATAATTTGTTTCTGTTCCATTATAATATATATAACTATTATATTTTTGTAAAATAATTTTTATAAATATTTTATTTATAAAAATTATTATTTTATTGTTAAATATATTAGCTGTAGTTCTCATATGTTTTTTCATAATTTTTAAGTTCATTTATAGATTCAATAGCTTTTAGTCTTAAATTTTCAGCTGCTTGACCTATTTTTTCTGCTTGAATAAAACATTGTTTAGTATAATTACGTTTTTCTGAAATTAAAGACTCTAAATCTTTTTTACTTAGAGTTGTTTTTGTAGAAATGATTGAATCATTAATTGCTAAATCGTTAATTACATCTTCATTTATTTTATTAGGTAATTTAGTATTATTTGAATTTACTATATCACTAAAATCTAATCTATTTTTATTTTCTAAGTTATTTATTTTAATTAAAAATCTAAATTTGTTTTTATAAAACTGAAGTCCAATAATTTTAGTAATAATTGTTTCTTCTAAATTAATTGTATCATTATTATTGTCTAAATCAAAACTTATTTTTATATTTTCATTTTCTAAATTATATATTGGAGTATATTTCTCTTGTAATTTTTCAATTGTTATTTTTTTATCAAACCAATTCAAAGAATTATCTAATGTATTATTAATTGCACAATTATCTAATATATTTAATAATTCTATCAATTTTATAAATTTTGTATCATCTAATTGAAAAGAATAAATATATTCTTGATTTTTTTTTATAATTGTGCTTTGAGGTAAAACGATATCTATATCTTCTTTAAATTTACAAATATAAGTATTGTCTATATTTTTAATAGGATTTTCAAATATTCCATTTGTAATTATTGATAAATCAAAATTATCTAAATTGGTCATATTAATATATAGTATAAACTAAATAATTTCATTTTACGCATATTCATAAGTAACTATAAAAAAAATATATTATATATTAATGATAAGTCAATATTCAAAAGATATAATTGAAACTATTTTAAATGAATTCAAAAAAAATGAAAATCTAACTAAATTACATTTAAATTTTCTTAATCCTATTATAGAACATTCATTAAATAAATTTTATCCATATATAATTATTTTAATTTTTTTGTATATTTTATTATTAATTCTTATTTTGATTATATTATATATTGTTTTAAAAAATAAATTAATCAATATCTAGAAATTATTTTATTAGTATATAATATAATGTTTGAAAAAGCAAATCATATTCATGCCTTAGCTACTGTTTTAGGAACAATGGGTGGATTTCAAGAACAACCGGATTGGTTTAAAGGTATTGCTAAAACATCTATTTGGCAAATATTAATGAGTTCTATATTAGTTTTCCAAGGTGGTGGTAATTTAGATTTTTTGTATTCTTTAGTAGTTGCAATTGTATTTTATATACTCATCAATCTTACAAGTTACATAAAATTTGATGTATCAGATATAGGTTTAGGTTATAGAGGTTCAGGAGATGATAAAGATAATGAAAAAATAACCACTGAAGAAGAATCTGAAAACTTTTTAGGATATTATTAATTTTCACAAATAATTTTATTATTTTGTTTTTTACAACATCTTTTAGTAAATTTACATATGTTTTTTAAAAGATTTTCAATACTATTATCTTCTGTATCTAGAGATTTTAAATTTCCTTTAGTATCAACAAGAAATAATTTAGGTATTCCTGAAATATTAAATTTATCCACTAAGTCTTTATTGTGATCAGTATTTATAACCCCAATAATAAATCCATATTTTGATAAATTATTACTTAAAAATATTAGATCTGATTTCATATCTTTACAGTGAGGACACCATGGAGCATAAAATTTAATTAAACCATTTTTATTTTTAAACTTATCTGATACTAATAATTTATTATTAAAATCTTTGTCAGACAATTCTATAATATTAGTTTTACTATAAATATTTTTCATAATATAATTCTTATATTTTATTTTTATAACTTAATTTAAATTATTGTAATATTATATGATTAAAATAATTTTAATTCTCTTATTAATTGTATTTTTTTACATAAATACGAATAATAAAAAAATAAACATAGAATATTTTGACGATGAAACAGATAGTGAAGATAATGATGATAATGATGATTTATTAGATTCTATAATTAAAACAAAAAATAACTATATTTCTAAACAATCAGATTGTATAAAAAATATAAACTCAAAAAATAAAACTTATTATAATAATTTTTTAAATTCCTATTCTAATTATCTTAGAACAGGATTTAAAAAGAAATTAGGATACGTTCCGGATAAAACAAGTGAAGATACTATGTCTATAAATCAACTTAAAATTTATCTTGATTTATTGGAAAATCTACCTGGTTGTGACCAATTAATTAAAAAATATAATAAAAATTGTGTCATTAAAAAGACAGATAGTAAAAATAAATCTAATAAGAAAAATAATTTTACCAAAAAAGCTTCTAATGATAAAAAATCCTCAAAAAATAAAGAAAAATCTGATAGGGTAAATAATAAACCTGACACTAAAAAAAAATATAATTGGGAAACAAAATGGACATTTATTGAACCTAAAAAATGGAATAAAAAAACAAAAAAAAAAAATTGTTACACCGAAATTCCTAAAAATAAATTACAAGATGCATTTATTAAGACTAAAGTTGGGTCAATTTTACCAAAATTTAGCTATATAGAAAATAAATAGAATAATATTTATATATATATATATTATAATGACGATTCACAAATTTATTATATTTTTTTTTATTCTTATCTTATTGTATTTTATATTTAAACCTAAAAATATAGAAAACTTTTCTAATTTAATTAGTAATAGTGATTTTAAAGATGGAAGTTTTGGTAGTTTTACGTCAAATAATATAGGTAGTAATTATGGTCATACAATCATTAAATTACTTAATCCAGGGGAATCCTCATACGTATTGCAACAAGACAAAAACAGTGATGGTTATAAAATTACTTCAAGTATAATGCCAAATACCACTTATAAGTTAAGTGTATGGCTTGCATACTCTATAGATTGGGATGGTGCTAAAAATTTATTTAAAATTACTCAATCTAAAAAAACAGATAAAAATACAGATATTATACATGGTGGAGATTTAGTAGAAAGCAAAACAGTTAATAATTTAGTTTGGATGAAGAAAGAATATACATTTACTACATCAAGTGATAGTGATAATCGTATAGAAATAACTATAGGATTTCAACCTAAATCTACAGTTGGATTTAGATATTTTACTAATATAACTTTACAAAAATTTTATCACCTTTTAGATAAATTACCAATTAAAAGCGGATTAATGATGTTTTTATCAGGACATCATTCAGAATCTTTAAAAAACGAGACACTTGTTTGGAAAGATATTAGTATGAATGCTAATGATTTACATTTTGAAAAATCAATAACAAAAAATGATTCTAATAGTTTAATTTTAGATAATTTAGGAAAATTAAGTTCATCTAATACACTTATACCTGATGAAAATAATTTTGTTATAATATGGACTGGAATTTTTGATGAATACAGTGAAGGGTCTTTTTTAGAATTTGATGCAAATAACGATTACAATAAAGGTCTTAAAATTTATTATAAAAATAATATAGGAGTTGATAACAAAATCGTTATTGAAATAGGTAAGAATAAAATAACATACGATATTGGTATAATACAAAAATACACGCAATATGCCCTACTTAAAAATGAAACTAAGTTGTATTTATATATAGATGGCTATAATATAGTTGGTGATAGTCAACCAATATTAGACTACGCTATTAATTTTAATAGTAATCCTGTTATATTTAATGGCGATAAAACACTAAAAGGAAATATTGATTTCTTATTGGTATATACAAATCAAATTACTAAAGATAATATTATAGATATTAAATCTTATATACATAATTATAAAATTAATGATAAAGTATTAGAAACTCCCAATATCTGTAAAAAAACTATTAATACTAAGAATATTGATAATGGTATTGAAAATTATGATGATGATAATATTAATAATAATAATAATAATAATAACAACAATACTAATAATAATGGTAATTATAATAAAATAATAGAAGAGGAGATAGAATCTGAAGAAGAAGAAAGCACAATAGTTAAAAATAGTAATCAAAATTTAACTCAAAATATTAAGTATTGTCCATTTGATATTAGTAAAAGAAATAATCCATGTTTTTCGTCAGAATGTAATAACAATGATTTTTTAAATTGTGATGACTCTAAATGTAATAAAGTCGTTAATTCTTATTGTAAAGAAAACAAAGATCCATATTGTGAAGTCATAAATAATAAATGTAATTCTTCTCAAGAAGTGTTAAATTCATTAGAAAAACAAAATAATAGTAGTATTAATACAAATAAAATTATAAATAGCACTACAAATCAAATCAATATGAAAGACTATATTAAAAAAGATAAAATACCATGTTGGGGATGTAATTTAAAATAGTGTTTTTTTTCTAATAATATAATAACAATGAAATTTATTATTATAATATTATTTATTATCATATCATTTTTACTTTTAAATTATACAAATAATAGATTAGAAAATTTTGAAAATAATAAATTACCTGATTTATCTAAATATATAAAAAAAACAGAAATAATACCATGTCCTAAATACTATCCAAAAAAAGTTCAATGTCCCAAATTACCTGATTTAAATAAATATATTATAAAAACCGAAATACCACCTTGTCCTAGAATTCCTGATTTAAGTAAATATGTATTAAAATCTAGTATCAAACCCGAAAACATTTATTCTTGTAAAAAAACTACCAAAAAACCCAATAAAAAAACTAACAAAAAAACAAATAACGATATTTTATCTTTAAAATATATAGATAAATGTTTATATAATTGAACAATAAGTTGACCAAATACTTTTTTTTAAAGAATTAACTTTTATTAATTCAAGATTTTCTGCTGAATTATTATTTATAGTCATTGTTTTAACATTTCTAATACTTTCATCTAAGGCTACATTAAAAAGTTCATTTACTCCTATATCATCTTTAGAAGAAGTAAGAATTATATGATTATTAAAATTTTCCTTTAATTTATCTAATTTATTTTCTAATATAATATCATTTAGTAAATCTATTTTAGTTCCTGTAAGTATAATAACACGACTGTTATTATCATTATATTTTTGGACTTGGTTTACCCAATAATTTATAGTTTCTATAATTTTAGTTATAGACTCTGTTATATCAAAACAAATAAAAACTATGCTTGAATTTCGGTAATACATAGGGAGTAAACTTCTATATCTTTCTTGACCAGCAGTGTCCCATATATCTATATTATATTGGAACCCATCTTTATACATAATTTTATTTATAAATGCACTTCCGATAGTGCTATGAAATAATTTTAAGAAATTACCATTTATATATCTGTTAACAACACATGTTTTACCTATATTACAATTACCAATAAAAACAAATTTAAATTTATTAATTGCCATATAATATTAAATATAGATAAATTTATAAGTTTATTTTTCCCAATTATTTATATGAAGTTCTATTAAATCCAAAACTAAAAATCTGAGTCTAGATTTAAATCTTTGTTTATCGTTATTAATATTATTAAGTATTAATATAATATTAGAAAATTTTTCATTATCCTCACTTTCTAATTTTTTCCCAATAATTTCTATTAAATTTACATAACATTCTACATATTTATCTAACTCATCTTTAGAATTAAGTATATAATCTGATAATATATCTAAATATTTAATTACTAATAATTTATCAATAATATTTTTTTTATATAATTCTCCAATAAATATAAATGTGCCTAATAAATTATGTTTTTCTTTATTATTTTTACACATTTCTTCATAATTTGCACTGTTTTTAAAATTTTTAATGATATTTTCTTGATAAAAATTATCTATTTTAACTATAAGTTCTTCACTAAATACATTTCCAAATTTGTTTATTAATAGACTTATAATACTAACATACAATTTTGAATAATTGTGTTGTTCAATAGATTTATTGAATATTATTTCTAATGCTTCTTTCCGGAAAATATCTTTATCAATATTATTAATAATTGATACTATAGAATTTGTAATGATATCTTCAATTTTTTTAATATTAGCATTCGTTAACTTATTTAGGGCTGAATTTATTTCATCTTTAAACTTATCTAAACTATTTTTAGAATTATTTTCTTTTTCATCTCTCCAATTATTTGCGGTTTCTTTATTCATATTATAACCTAGAATTAATGGATTTGTTTGTGTAATAAACTTATTATTTTTTTTTATTTCTAAAAGACAATTTATAGTTTTTTCATCTAATATAGTATCAATATTCTTTGACAAATTTTCAATGAAATCAATATTGTATGTTATAATAGATGTCATTATAATTATTAATATTTTTTATTTTTAAGTATATAAAAATCAAATTTATTATATTATATAAGGAATGTACTTAGGTTTATCTAAATTATAGATATTTACCTTAAACTTATCATTATAGCCGACAACACTAATTTCTTCATCATTATTTAATTCATCACAACCATTTTGGTCCTGACAAGACCTTCCATTATTGTCTATAGGTAATTTAACTGATGAAAAATTATCATTCCCAGTATAATATAACCATCTACGTGACCCTGGATATGTAGGTTTACCATATAAAGGAAATATTTTCTTTTCTTTGTCATTACCATTTTGATACAATACACCTACTTGTTGATAATTAGGTATATCTCCTCTCGTTTTAATATTAATAGGTAATCCTAATTTGTTTAGCGAGTATGGAAAAGAGCGTTCTGGACCTAACAAAGGATTATATAATCTTTCTTGTTCATATGTATTTTTATATGTAGTTTGGTTTAAAAAATTTATTTTTTCATCGGTCGTTTCGATTTTATTTTTAAGTTTATCTAACTCTGAAATTTTGGTTTCAAAAACAAATCGATCATTTTCTAATTTATGTTTATTTATATTAATAAAGTAAATAATTACGACTATTGATAATAATACTAATAATAAAAATGTATTTTTATTAAAACAAAAAAATCCTATAGGGCATATTTCCATATTTAATATATAAATAGAAATTAATTAAAGTTTACAATAATATATATATTTATAATGAATTCAGTTAAAACCACAAATATTGTAGCAGGTATATCTGTATCATTAATTTCAATAACATTTCTTAGAGAAGTTATGAATGATAAAATTCTAGATAAGTATGGAAAATTAGGTATGTGTGGTGGATTAATATTGGGAACGACATGATCATTATTATCTATAATAATTAAACTTAAATAAAAAATATATATATATATATATATATATAATGGGAAAATCTGATTTTTTTGGAAAAGTATTTAGATATAGTCCAGGTGTAGTATCATTTATATTGAGCAGAAAAAATAAATATGATAGTAGTTTTTTAAACAATTTAAATAAACCTGATTTATATCCACCAAATTGGGCATTTGCTGTAGTATGGCCAATATTATATTATTTAATGGGTAGAGCTGCTGAAATAATATATCATTCAAATCATAAAAATTATAAGCAGGCATTAACAGTTTTTATAATACAATTAATTCTAAATTTAGTATGGTCTCCTGTATTTTTTAAACAAAAAAACTATAAAAAAGCGTATATTATTATAATATTATTAATAGTTACACTGATTATAAATATAAAATTATTCTATGATATAGACAAATTAGCTGGAAAATTATTATTTCCGTATATTATTTGGTTAATATACGCAGCATATTTAAATAAATATATATTAGATAATAATTAATATACTTAAAATTAATATATACTTATATTATATAATGCAAATATTTGTAAAAACACTTACTGGAAAAACAATCACTTTAGATGTTGATTCAACTGATACCATAGATAATGTTAAAGCAAAAATACAAGATAAAGAAGGTATTCCGCCAGACCAACAAAGATTAATTTTTGCTGGCAAACAATTAGAAGATGGACGAACCTTAGGTGATTATAATATTCAAAAAGAATCAACTTTACATTTAGTTCTCAGATTAAGAGGAGGTTTATAAACTAAAATTCGATTATATATTAATTTATATTAAATATATAATTAAATTTTATAAATTATTATTTTTTACAACAAAGATTACAAAACATAGTTATTTTAGGTTTTTCAATGATAACTTGAGTGTCTTTTGTGTATCCAGAACCCTTATTCGCAATAATTATTTCATTTACTTTTTTATCTTTTATTCTAGCAATTGCTTTAGCGCCTTTACCTTCTCCCAAAATTTTTATTCCTGGTATATCATAGTAATTCATTCCAGGATTTGTTATAGTGATAATTTCTATTTTACCTTTTTTTACTTTTACTTTTGCTTTGCTTTTAATAGTTTTAGGCTTTTCTGAATTACATTCTAAATTACCATCTGTTGAACCTATTTTGGCTCCAGTATACAAAGAATAATTTTTTGGACAAACTACTGCTTCATTATTAATGCTAGAAACAAACATGCATGAATTTAATTCAGATTTTTTAACTTTAGTTTCTCGTACTTTATGTTTGTTTGTTGTGGATTTGTTTACTTTAGATTTTTTAACCTTTTTTAATTTAGGATTTTTTTTTTTAAATTTAGTCAAATCAATTGGACTATCTATTATATCATCTATATTAGGCTGATTTAAAACATAACTTGATAAATCTGAATTATCATCAGGAATTCTTGTAGAATCTTTATATCCATCAACAGCTCTAATTTTTTTAGTCTTTTTCAAAGAAATTGGAGATACAGGAATCTTTTGAGATTTTTTATTTGGTATTTTTAATCTTTTTTTTATATAATCTAGATCCCTGTTTTTTGTATGATAATTAGAGTATGATTCATTGTTATAATTAAATATATAATATAAAATTAGAAAGATAAAAAAAATATACAAATATTTCATTATATATATATAGATATTATTTAGATATTACATAAGTATTATTAATAATTAAAAACTCTGTATTTTTATGCAATTCTTTTAGTAATTCTTTATCATCATTCTCATATTTAGTTTGAAAATCATTGTAATTTTGCTTTTTATGCTCATCTAATTCTTTTTTATCTAAAATAAAATGACTATCTAAGATATTATATCCTTTATCAACCATATCTTCTATTATTTTTTTTTTATCTTTTATACACCATTTATTATCTTCCCAAACTTTTATAAAGTTTTCTTTTATATTTGTAATTTTTACATTATTATTTTCTGGATGACTGGGATGAAAGTGGATTTTTTCTAATAATTTTGGAACAGCTCCATAAGGAACTTTTAAAAGTTCTCTAATATATCCACTAGTAATATAGTTCGTATCTTCACTTCCATGAGAATTTATAATTAAATTATTTGTAATATTTGTATTGTTTGTTATATTTGTATTGTTTGTTATACTAATATTAGTTTTAATATTTTCTAATTCATTTTTTAATTTTTTTATTAATATTTCATTGTTTATATTACTTTCCTCTAATTTTTTATCAATTTCTTCTTTTGTATAAATATTACGCTGTTTACAATAATGTTTTTTATGTCTATAATAACTATTTTTACTTTTAAAAGAATTTTTGCAAAACTCACAAATATAGTCTATTTTTTTTGTTTTTTTTTCTTGAAAATCGGATTTTGTGTTACTTTGTGTTACCTCTAAATTTAAATTTGTGTTACTTTGTGTTACCTTTTTTTCAGTTTTTTTAATACACTCATTTATTTCAAAATCAGCATAATTGCTATTACATTTTTTTTTTTTTTGTAAATGTCTAATAACATTTGCTCGATACATAGAGGTATAACCACATTTAATACAAGTAAACCCCATTTAGTATATAAAAACATTATAATTTTAAGTAATTTACTCAAAATATTCAATTTATTCAATTTTTAAACTTCCTAATTATTCAATTTATTCAATTTTTATTTGGAGAAGTTGTATTTCAAAATTATTACTAAAAAAGGGTGTTTATGAGGTTTGAAAAAATTGAATAATTCAAAAAAAAAGGGGGGGGGGGG